GTCATCGAGCATTTTCTGAAGACTATCACGAGTGACTGGCATGATTTAGATACCTCTCAAAAACAAATTATAGTATGAAACTATGCTCTGGGCAAAACTATTTAAACCTTCAGAGTTGTGAAAGATTGTGTTACTTGTTGAACAACGAGGTTTTTGTTTCACGATACTTCTTGATACTATCAACAAGCTCTACTTTTTCGGCGAGCTCAGTTTTCAGCACTTCAACATCTGCAGCTTCATTTACTTCTTGAATCTGTTCGATTACCTTACTCGCCTCTGATTTCCTGAATAACGGGAATAGAGGTCTGTCGCACCACAGAGGAATAATAATCTGTGATACAACAAACACCACCAGCAAGAACAACATCACTACAAGAAATACATACCAGATGAGCATCATCTTCTCCTTAAAATTCGAAATTACGCGGCTTCTGCGTATTGAATTGCCTTCTTCAGCGCCACTTCTTTGAGTGTCTTGTTGCTACCATACCACATCGAAGCCACGCGATTTTCTGCGTTGCGACCATAAATGTGATCAGTGAAGTGTGTCACTGCGTTGAAAGGCTGCCACCAGCTACCTTCAGCAAACTTGGCGCCAGGCTGGGTTTCAAGCAACGACAAAACACGTGCACCGTTTTTCGTCATCTGTCCAGGAACAACTTCTTTGTTCTTGATGACCGGGAACAAATCTGCGAGGTATTTCTGAATTTCGGGAAGTGATGCTTTGCGGCTGCCGAGGAATTCAGCTTTCTTTTTGTATTCAGCGAGACGCGCTTTCGAGATACCAAGCATTTGCTTGACATGATCTGCGTTGAAAGCAGAACGATGACTCGCGCGCACTGATTTCGCTGAAGTTTGGCCGAGCGCTTCAGTCAACGTGTTGTTGCAGACCACGCGAACTGGAGTAAAGCGAACATCGATCGAACTCGCGTAGCGATGTGGATTCGTGAGCAGCAAGTAGCTGTCAACGCGATCACCACCGAATACTTCGAATGAATCTTTCACTTTTGCAAGTGCCCAGACATAAAGGCCGTTTTTGATGGAACCTGCAGTATGCATTTCCATGTCACCAGCTGCGACAAATTCGTGAAAAAACTTGAAAGCATCTTCATTCTGCAGCGGTTGCCAATCTTTCGACACAATGTCATACTCGTGGCCATCGCGATCACGAGTCAATATGCTGAAGTCTTTGATTTCTGTGCCGTCGGCGCGGAACAGCGGGCGTTTTTCAACGCGCCAGTTCAGATTTGCAGCATTCATGATTTGCTCAGGAGACAAATCCGCGGGCACTTTCTTACCAAGGCCGTGCCACGGCAACTCACCTGCATACGCCATCGATGCTTGACCACCTACGAGTTCAAGTTCATGTGACATGATGTAATCCTTCTCAGTTAGTTTTAAATACTACAACAACAATGATATAGTGTTTCTGTAATTAAATAAAGTTATTTCAATGAGCTTTTAACTTTAAAACGCTGAATCAAGCGTTCTTCATACAGTTCTTGATAAGGTTGAGGATCCAGGCCCATATCTTTGAGCATTTTGTTGATCGCGTTTGAAGTAGCTCTACGACCTTTTTCCGCGTGATATTTTGTAGTTGTTTTCTCAGGTACAACGATAAATGCATCATTATTCTTGATGCGCTCTTCAATCCATTGTGCGTAGGCCTGAGCAAAGTTCATGTGAAGAACTTGGCCCTTCCAATCAGCTGGCATATCAAACACGCGATATTCAACCGTCTCAGCATTGGTGAAATTCAAACCACCACGAGGAAGCATTGCCTGCGCTTCCTCGAGCTCATCTTGATAATCTTCAACTGTTTTCTTCAGTTCACCGTAGAACAACATTTTGCGTTTCTGAGCGATTGTCCAGAAGTGATGAGTACTACCCCAGGAATTACGTGAAACTCGAGCTTTGTTGGGGGCTCGATACGCTGCTTTTGCATCAATACCCATATGATTTGCGTTGTAGACGTCATCAACATCATTGAAAAACCAATTCAGATAGGGCCGCGTTGCCCAGTCTCGTGCCATCGCGCTGCGCAGCAAAACTTGTTCACTACGATCAATTCCGATGTGAATATGACCGCCACCACCCATGTAACCTTCTGCAACAGGGACAAGACCAATTTCAAGTGCAGTATTATTGATACCGTCGAAATGTTTCTTGAAATCCCCCCAGTTCTTGCAAACACGAGTAGGAACCTCAATTGCGCCACACTCTTCTTCGCAAGCCCAGTGTGGAATATTTTTTGCATTGAGTAGATTACTCAGTAATTCAGCATACTGGCCAGCCACATCATTCATAGCAAGATCGCCGAGTGAATGCCACGGCTTAGGTGCATTGTAGGTCAACTCAACACCAGCAGTATATTTGAAAGGCACATTCATAATATAATCCTCAGAGAAGTTTGATGCGTTTCATTTCAGAATGAAGAAAAGTGTAATCTGTTATCGACTTATGTGTGTAGTACTGCGCGCCATACATCGCCATCAGACTAATCCAGAATTTAACGAATGCAACGTTGTGTGGGTTTTTGAATGAACCAAAGCCACGCGCGTGTACAAATTCGTGTGAGATGGTTGTAAACTCCATATCACTTCGAGTGAGTGTAATGAGGCGGCGGCCCTGACATGTTGAAATCTTATCAGTATCACTGATGTTGAGTAGCGGCCGCCGATCGCACCACCGACCTTCAAAAGTCCACAGAAACTGAAGAATTGTGGAGAGGCGCCCTGCGTCCAGTTGAATTTCGTGTGGATGGATGACCTTCTTCTCCCACATATACAACGCGCGGGTACGTGCACCAGGATGAGTAATCATTTTTGCGGATACTCTTCGATTGCGAGGGTCTGGCCGTGGAAAGGAAACTTTATCAACTCTTCATCGCGCGTCCATTCTTGATAAGCATCATGTCCCCAGTGATGAGGGAAATAGACCAAGTACCACTTACCACCGAGTGATTTACGCTGCCAGCGATAATCACCACTCTGGATAATGAATACCCAGAAACTGTGGCAGACATCTTTGATGATAAACTTCAAGACACCCATCTTTGTTCCATCATGTTTGAACTGGCTCATTGAGAGGCTTTCAGTTTGTTAATTTCAGCGACAATAGGGTCAATGATTGCAGGGTCATCAGAATCGATCACCATACCGAGGTCATATTCGAGTTGTTGGAGCCGAGTCCACTGAGAAGAATTCTTCAAAGCTTTTTCTTCAGCGATCTCATTGAGTTGACGAGCATACTTGCAGATGCGTGAGTAGTTCGTCTTGATGGGGCTCAGCCATTTGTTGACCTGCCATTCAGTCAGTTTACCGTGCTTCATGAAATACTTCGCGGTCAACGAACCTGAACGAGCATCTGCAGAACTGAAGCCAACGTTGTTGGTCACATGAGTACCGTTGACATTCTTCTCCATCTCAGTTTGCCGAGTGAAGATTGCAACGAGAGCTCGACCGATGATGACTTGCTTCTTACGTTCATCAGCGTCATCGAGCATTTTCTGAAGACTATCACGAGTGACTGGCATGATTTAGATACCTCTCAAAAACAAATTATAGTATGAAACTATGCTCTGGGCAAAACTATTTAAACCTTCAGAGTTGTGAGCACTTCACCATAATTCCATATTCGGTCATCTTATTCTCCTAAGAATTTAACTACACAATTAATTATAGGAAAACGTTGTATTTAGGGCAAACCTTATTTTAGTGTTTGCAAATACTTTCTGTACTCGCTAGCGAGAATACGAGCACCTGCGCGCGCTTCGATCTCCCACGGTTGACGACGATACGGAATCTTGTTAGAATCCAATCGTTTATCGTGCCATTTCGTGAGTTCTGGTTTCGTAAGATCTTTGAGATATCCCTCAGCGAATTGCTTCAGGTGAACACACTCATGAGCGAGTACGTTGATCTTACAAGTTTTTGAGAGATCTTTATCTAAGTCGATAAAGAAGCTTCGGGGTTGATGGTTCTTATCAGTCCAGATGATTGAACCTTTGTATCTCTCTTTGATGTAGAGGTCAGATACAACTTTGATCTTAATCTTGACGTTTTTGAGAATTGATGGGGACACTAGGTGATGTAAGAACCAAACCATCGCCTGTTTGAGCTCTTCTCTTAGCTCTGGATCTTCGCCTCTGATACTAATTTGCATGTGGCTTCCTGAGTAAAAATCTTCTTTACATCACTCAGGTACTTTTCTTTCGAACATATGAATTCTTGTGGCTCCATATGCTCCTCACCGACAATCAATATCACAACTTGCTCAATAGGTAACTTCGCTACCTCTTCCACCATCAACGCATACGCTGTAACCTGATAGTAATATGTGAGAATATGGTCTTCAATTCTCAGTTTACGCGCAGTCTTGACATCAATAATCGAGTTTTTACCTTTGTACTTCGCGATAAGATCTACAGTACCTGCTGCTTTGAGCACATCTGAATAAACAGGGTACTCAATTCCGTATACTGTATTTATATTTGCGAGACTCTTCCGTAGCATCGTGAATAAAAATGATACGGAAGGTAATTCACGACCGAGTACTATCTCCTGATTGAGAAGATGTCTTTCAACGATTGAGTGTAGACTTGTTCCACGTGCAGCTGCGAGGCGTACTATGCGTTTTGCTTCTTCTTGACCAACGACCTCTTTCCAAGCATTAAGACTGTCCTTATCGATCTGACTCAGAACAGTGGTAACTGAAGGATAGATGTTTCCTTCAGGTGTTGCGTATCTGCGGCCTGCTTTGGTTTCTTTACGAACTACGCCACAGGGCTTCAGAATCTCGTGTTGAAACATCAATTGATCCTGATGTTACTCATACGACCATTCTTGCGTTTTCGCTCTTTCAAGATATCTCTGAATGTATCATCAACCTTCTTGAAACCTAGCGCAACTGGGTCACCGAGACTTGGTGATGAAAGATGAACTTGCTCATAATCGAGATTATCTTTGAGAAACTGATCGCGCTCACTGATACGCATGACCTTCTCTTCAACAACTAGAGTGATACGGTGACGAAACTGATATGTTGGCATTACTTAATGTACCTTGCGTACTCTTCAAATTCTTTTTCATCATCAAAACCAAGAGCGATTGGATCATCTTCTTCAATCTTCTTCGCATCTATTTTCTTACGACGATGAAACTCATGTCGGGGAGCCACTTCATCTGACTCTTCTCGACGCTTGTGCGCGGTCTTGCTCATTTCTCTCTCAGACTAGGTTAGGGAATGCTTTGTTGATTACTGATTTTGTAAGCTTTTCGTAAGGCAACTTCTTGTCCTTCGCTGCGAGAAGAATCTTTGCATCTTCTGGGTCAACAGCTTCGAGTAACTGAATGAACAGCTGCTCTCGACGAAGTTGCTTCAGGTTCTTGTTGCCACCCTCAAGATAAAGGTACAACTTCTTGACCTCCTGACGAAGGCGGCCGTGTTGATCAGGAATGTTCTGAGGCCTGTAAGGAGGTGCACCTTCAGGCAACAACCATTTCACATTCGGATCCAGCGCGTATTTCAGCATGATGACTTCAGGTGATTTGAAGTTGCGTTTCATGTATTCAACGCGTTCAGCCACATTTTCGATCTTGTTCGCTTTATCGAACAACTCATGTATACTCAATTGCATTAGAACTCCCCAATCTTTTCGTGTAGTGTTTTTAGGTTGTATTTCATGAAGTAGTTGAACAGTTTCGAGCGATCTTTGACCTTCGCTTCCTGAGCATCATACTCCGCATTCACCTTTGCCATAATCATTATCGGAATCTTCCAGAGGTCAATCATTGCCTCATTACGCCTGTATCTTATAAGCATCTCTTCATTACAGAAGTGTTCAGGTTTCTGTAAGAGCCACTCATTCAACTTCGGTGTCATGATCGACTTCTGACGTCTCTTTTCAAGAAGACAGGAATCATCAGAGAGAATGTTAGGAACACCATCACCGGAATCACCACGAATTAGCATCTCTCTGAGGTATAGGTCAGCATTCGGACATACCTTCAGCTTATTCTGTCTTGGGTCGTATTGTGAGACGTTAGCGTATTTTTGTAGCTGCTGGAAGTCCTTATCACCAGATAGGATCACTATCTCTGTCTCACCACCTGAGTTTAGAGGAGTTGCGAATCGATGACTGAGAGTACCGATAATATCATCAGCCTCAGCTCCTTCAATTTTGATAACGCGATATGGAAAATGATCACGCAACTCTTGCTCCATCATGTCCATACAGTGATGGATCATAGCCCAATCATAAGGAGACTCAGCTTTATCAATTGCTCGGCGGCCCTTGTATTGTGGGAAGATATCTTTGCGCCACGATTTGCGCGAATCACACGCAATAACCAGCTCACCTTGCTTACGAAACATCACATTTAATCTACGAAGAGAGTTAAGAACCATATGACGAAACATATCTTCTTCAATCTTCAGCTTATTATCAAAATCATACATGTGCATGACATTGGATATTACAACCTGCGAGAAATCAGCTATCTTCACTTGGATCTAAACCTTCTGTAATAATTGTGCCATCAGCAGTTACATACTGTCCATTGGCGTTTGTCAGTACCACTGTATCTATCGCCATCTGCTGAAGAGGGTGTTCAACATGATAACTTCGACAGATCATCGATTTAATCATATCGAGAAGCAGTCCCATATCATATGGATTGATGGTACTGAATCCCATCTTAAACAAGGTCTGTGCGACCGCCACTGCGACGTTATCAACAGCGGCTTCGATTGACGCGTCCTGGCTTTCTTTAAGATTTCGTTTAATCTCGTCGATATTTTGTGGTACATTGTTGTTTCTATTCGGAAACTCGATTACTTTACCCATTGTTCCTTTTCTTACTATTCAGAAGCATACTCAAGAACGAGGTCCATTGGGCACCACGTAAACTCCAATTATATGTTGAATCCACATACCACTTAGCAGATTTTTGGTGAAAATTATATTCTTCACCGCTCTTTACCTTCGATATCATTTGATTAAGTAGAGCAGACATTACATTGTAGAATCCCTGGGCGTGATCACGATTATCTTCTGTCCATGGATACATGCACGTGAAGTTCGATGCCGTCTCTGGGAGCGCTGCGAGTGTAGGATGCACACAAACACACTCGGCCGACATCGCTTCGATTAGACTGATACACGAAGTCTCTTTCCAGATAGATGGATACGCGAAAATGTGTGCCTCACTAAGTGCTTTACGAACCTCTTCATTAGATACTGCGCCATGATAGTTAATCTGAGGATGATCACGACACATTTGAAACAACTCTTCAAACGGCTTATCGCGATCTTCCCAACCATAGAGTTTGAAACTCGAATATACATCAAGCTCTATCTCTGGATATTTATTAGCGAGATGTATGAATACAGGAACGAGTATCTGCAGACCTCGATGAGGTGTAGTATGATAGATGATCTTGATCTTGTCCTTACTCTTCACGATTGGATTGATTGGCTCAATCGCATTCTGAAGTACAATCGACTTGTTGAAAGGCACACCATACGCAGCATTGTAGGCTTGCTGTTGCCAGTGAGAAACGAATACAATCTTCTCGAACTTGTTCCACCCACCTGCGCGTAGATGCTCACTCTCAGGGTCACCAGGTAGATCATGTAGCCAGAGGATAGGTATCTTCGTATTATCAATCTCGCGGACCCGAGACTGAATGATCTGGAAGTTACTCAATAGGTCTTTATCAACGTGTTTCTCCAGAGCGAGACCCATCAGCTCTGTTCCACCCATCGCATTTTTATTCAACTCATTTACTTCAGGCATCGTGCATCCTCTTTGTTATAAATCAATTACTACTGGTGGATTGACGTGTGTGTAGTTGCGATCGCACATCGCAACGTTATAGAAATCAATACCACCGAAACTTGTTCGTCCATAACTCTCGTGAATATGACCACATATCCATACCTTCGGAAGCTGATAGTGTTCGTTGTTACTATCAGCTAGCTTGTAGATATGTTTAAGATAGGCACTTATCCCTGTGTGTACACCCTCAGAGTTTCTATCGAGGAAGCCACTCACAGGAGAGTGGCTCACTACCACATCATACTTCACATCTGTGTGCGGAGACCATACCTTCATGAGGTGATCCGCAAGCGCAGCTTCATCAGTATTCATAGCCCAGCGTGGTAGGTTAACCACGTATGGAAGTCCTAACAGGTTCATACCATTAGGGAGACGAACAGCCACATAATTGTCATTACCAGGTAAACCTACGCACGTTACATTGATAGATCGAAGTTCTTGTAGCGCTGGTCCTGGATACACCTGCAGATGGAAGTCGTGGTTACCTGGAACGTATAACTTGATCTTGTGAGGTAGACGTTCTAACCACTCGAGAGCAGCTGGCCACTCATCAGGATAACCAGTACGCAGAAGATCACCCGCATGAACAAAGACGTCACCATCAGGAATCTGAACCGTTGGTGACCAGATTGTATTGAGGTGTTGATCTTGCCACTGGTTGAATGGTGGATAGTGAGTGTCGCTCGTTGCTACAATTCTCATTTTATAGGCTTCAGTTTTTCTTTTATTTCTTCAGCGTCAGCTTCTAGACCGCGACCCCAGCATATGATACAAGCTAGGGATGCAGATATAAATGTGAATAGGTTAAACCAGAACCCCAAACTCAGTGACATTACCACACCACATAGGAATAGTATCAAAGGTGCTGAGAAGAAATACTTATTTGATGCTCTCATTAACCCGGTCCCCTGTAGTACTCTGCATTACTGCGATTAATCTTAAATTCAAACTCAAACTTCTTACGACCGATGAGATTGAGTAGTATAGGTGCTTGTATCTCTTCGGAAGCTGTCATATCTTTGAGGCCGAGATACGCGAGTGCAAAACACTTCCACGCATTCTCGACCGCATCACCATGCTCGGGTTGCTGTTGTACTGGCTCATTGATGAGATCGAGAAACTGCTTCCCCATCTTACGAAACTCATCGAATGTTACTTCAATGGTCGCCATGTTAACCTACCTTCACGATGATGATTTCTTCGCTGATGCGACCACTCTGAGGAGACGGCTTCGTCGTCAGAGCATCGAATGCTTGCTTCAACGTCACTTCAGTTGATACGTTGTCACCGAAGTGTTGCTTCAAGAACTCTTCTGGATGACGCAACGTTTTGCCGAAGGACTGAGCAGCATTCACATTGTAGAGTGTCGATGACCACTCTTTCGCTGAGAAGCCACCGCTGTTATCGGCAACCAACTTGCTCAACTTCTTATACTTCGTATGGTACACCCAAGCGAATTGGGCGCCCACTAGTTTATCAGGGGTAACACCCTTGATTCCCTCGGCTTCCATCGCTGGTTTGTACATCTTCGTGAGTTCTGTTGCCGGCTTCACCTTCGTCTTACGTGGCTGCCGAACTGCTTGACTCGCTTCAATCAACTTCTGAGCAGAGTCGATAATGCTTTGGTAGAAGGCGACAGCACGCTTGAGGTTCACTTTACCATAACGACGATAACCTTCAGCGAGCTGATTCGGAACCTTCTCTTCTTCGATGATTTCTACTTCATCCCACTTGTTCAGAGCTTCCTGAATCTCATCGCGTTCTTTGCGATAGATTTCGATGATACGTCGGCCATGTGCTGCTTTGAATGCACCAGCAGCGTAAAGGCTGCGCATGTCGATTTTCACATCAAAGTTTTCTGAGGTAAACAACTCATCAACCTTGACATCGACTTCCGAGCAGACTTTCTTGACCTGCTCATCGATACGCGTTTGAATGTCAACAACTGCTTTCGGCGAAGTGTCAACAACCGCAACCTTCATCGATTGACCTAACATGTATGCATCTTGCAACGCGTTGGCCAACCACTGATCATTAGCAGCGGGAAGAACACCACCACGCGAGACAATTCGGCAAATGTAGCCGAGTGTCGTGTTGAGCTTGGTATCAGGAACTCGTGAGATGCGCGTATGCATATCTTCAGGAGCTGTTTCCTTCAGATAAGCGAGCAGATACTTCTTCGCTTCGCTACGATCACGCATACGATTGTACCAATTCAGAAGATGCATCAGCTCTTCTTTCGTGAGTACAGCTTTTTCAACAATCACGGGTTCTTTGTTACCCATAATCTGTTCTGCGAGAGCTGCGTGAGTCTTTTCAGGATTCATGATTTTGTGATCTCTCAAGTTAGGGTAATTTTAACTACAAATACATTATATGTTATTTGACAATTAAAATAAAGGTTTGCCCTAAACAGAATGACCCCATATAATGTTGTAAATGGAGAGACCAACGATAACCAACTGAAGGCTAATTATGATTATCTGAAATAAATCAGGTCGTTGCTGCGCTTGCTTGGGTGTCTTCTTGAACGACATCAGCTACCTTTGATTTTTGCGAGCGTTTTGCAGCTTCTTCAGCACCATGCTGAACTTCGACCATCATTTTGAGGTACTCACGGCTCTTTACCGGGTCAATGAATGTTGCAGCTACTCGCTTTGTTTCTTGCTTGATGCGAAACGCTTTAGTAAGCATGTGATCTTCTTTCTGTTATTTATAGATTAAAGTGCGCGTTGATGTTAAAATGTTTGTTCATGTGGTGCCCGATGTAACCTCTTGGATTGATTAGGACTGTTGTATCATCAATCTCAACTCTCGCTGTGTTGTGGAAATGACCGTGGATCCAGAACTCTGGCTGCCACGCTAGAATCTCTTGCTCTAGATTTGTAAAGAACGCAGGTTGTAACGCGTCCATTCTCCATCGAGGATCAGCCGCCTGCTCTGTGACACCGTGATGCGTGAATACAACAATCTTCTTCTTGGTACCCTTTGCGATTTTGATATAGTCGCGTATGTGTTGAAAGTGTTTATTGAACAGCTCAACGGAATCTGCTGGGTGAAGGTTGTGACCATTCTTCGTGATATGCCCACCGAAGTCGGCCATACTCTTCTTTGCATGCTGCACCGCGAACCAGTCATTATTCTTGAAACTAGTCCAGAGTGTGGCACCGATGAACGCTACATCACCATTCAAGTGATATATTGTGTCGTTGAATATGACATTCGGCAGATTGAGTGAATCAATCACACCTCTCATATCAACGAGTGTCTTCTCTATATCACCGTGGTAGAACTCGTGATTACCGGGAATGTAGAGGACCTCTTGAACACGTGGCGCAAGATCCTTCAGAAACGCGGTGAAAGTATCAGGATTATAGCCGTTACCAATATCTCCAGAGAGAATCACTACATCATCATCTGTACCTTCAAACCCATCAAGAGATAGAGGTCCCCTCTCAAGATGAAGGTCACTCATGTAAAATATCTTCATTTTGCTGCTTTTATCAATTCACGCCTGAGTTTTTTATCATAGCGAAAACAAGCGGCTCGCGCATTTGTTATTTTATTTTCTTGTGCATACTTCAACACACACTCAACATGCTCAGCGAATTCTTTCTTCGCCTCCATATCATCTGTATTCTTGATATCAATGGGTAAAAAGATGTCTTCTGCATACAGCATTGTAAGTTCTGCTTCAACTTCTTTACGCAGCTTTCTTAGTGCAGATCTCTTGGTCGCGAGCTGAAATTTTGTCATAAATAATTATATGATAACTACAGAAAGAAATAAAGTGAATTGGACTTTTGAGGGAATTATAGTTGAGAATCCACCTGAGAAAGCGTATGGTTTTATTTATGAAATCACGTGCACTACCTCAGGCCGTAAGTATATTGGTCGTAAATATCTCACTTTTGCGAAAACGAAACAGGTCAAGAAGAAAACAAAGAAGTTTCGAGTAGAATCTGATTGGCGTGATTATTGGAGCTCTTCTCCATACCTACTTGAAGAAATGGAAAAAGTGGGGAAAGAGAACTTCAAACGTGAAATCCTCTTATGGTGTTACTCGAGAGCAGAGTGTAATTACATGGAACTCCGTTATCAATTCGATCGCCGTGTAATAGAGAGTGATGATTACTACAACTCAAACATCGCCTCAAAACACTTTAAGCGCGTCGTTTCCAAATTTCCGTCCATAAAAACCTAGACGAGTGTAACCTGGTGGAGTCTCAACATCAGGAATCCACGTGTATCCTGAGTCTTTGAAGTATTGGATCATTGATAGAGTTGTGAGATTATCCACTACATAAAGCATATCGAAGTCGCGGTCAGAGAAATCAGGGTTCCGGCGAAGATGTACCTCAATCACATTCTTACCGATATACTCGATATTGATTTCAACTACCCCTGAACCATAAAGTTCGTAGATGAGAAACTGTGGCATCTCAAACCTACCATCATACTTCTCCCACGCTGAAAAGAATCTGAAATCGCGCGCAGGATGACCTTTGACCGTTAGTCCCTGTACCCATTTACCATTTTGATAGGTGAAGTCAACTGATACATGCTCACCATAAAAGTATTCACACCAGAAATCATTCGGGTCAGTGATATGATCTCCTTTGAAATGATTTTCATCTTTCGCGCCCTCAGCTAATCCACTGAGATTTATAATGGGTCGAACTATGTAGCGACCGGCGCGTGGAATAGGATCATCAATAGTACCACACTCATACCCGAGCATCTTTGAAAGCCACAGCTTGTCGTATATGTGAGTCAGTTTTGGATATCTATCATACACTATTTCATCTGTAAGCCGCATACTTCACCTCATCATCTATTTTTGTGTAACAATCTTTGCAGTACCATTTCTCATTCAAACCATATTGTGATTCAGCACCACATTCACAGAAGAACGGAAGCGGTATCCATTTCTGCTGACCGTTTTCATCAATGTATGGTGCATGTCCCCTCACATTAGGGAGCACTGAATGTAACCTCACACATTGCACCCTCACATGCCATACTCTGAGATGCTACTGTGTTATCATCCTGCTCAGAGAATTCAGACCATCTGATCTTCGGAAGTGAGGCTACTGCTGCTTCATATTCTTCTTTTGTGATAGGCTGATATGGCGCTTGTTTGTAAGCGTGATCTGAGTGAGGAAGGAATGAAACACCACCGATATCGTTCCAGTTTCGATAGACCCAGTTACCAACTTCGAGCCATTCATTTTCACGAACGTAGACTGTAATAGAAGGATTATGCTCACACCACTCATCTCGGTAAACACGATAAATCTCAAGTTGCTCGATTGCTGTCATCTTGAAAACAGCGTGTTTTGGTGATTTGATGGGGAACGAAAATACTGCTGTCGAACCTGGTTTGGTTACATCATCTTCGCAGGGGACACCTTGAGCAATAAGGAATTCGTACAACGGATCCTTCTTATCATGGCGAACTGTTCTGAGGTAATATTCAGAGAATCTTGGGTGAATACCTGATGATGAATCAACGAGCTGACTTACTGTCCCCGATGGTTTCACGCATGTAATTGCGACTGATGCGTTAATACCGAGCTTTGTTGCCCACTCTTTGTTTGTATCTATAGTAACCTGGCGAAGCTCTTTTAACCAATGAGCGAGTTTAACATATCCCTTTTGCCCTGAGGTAACTTCGTTGTCCATAATACCGGTCAATGATACACCGAGAAGACGCTCCTCTTCACAGTTCTTCTTCCAGATATTACGAAGATACTTGAAATTAACAAGAGTAGATTGAAATGTACCGAGAATCGTAGCAAGGCGAACCTTCTCTTTGAGAGTGTCCAGGGTATCATTTGCACGAATAATCACTTCAGTTAAATTACAGAATTCGTTAGGACGAAGAATAATCTCACCACAAGGGTTTGTACCGTAATCCCAGCCTTCAACATCGCGCCGCCCGTTTTTCTGAGCTTGCTTTGTGGCGGCAACGCGATTAAAAATACCTCGCTCACCTGAACGTGACTCAAACAACGAGAGCCATTCTTTCATGAAGATGCCCATATCTGGCTTCTCTGTGTAGGCTGCTGAGTTGTTCGATAAAGCACGCTGAACATTGTCCTCCCACCACTGACCCATCTTCGCCATTCTCATTCTATCATCAGATAAATTGGACAACGAAATAAGAGCGGAGCGACGGACACCACCCACAACAACTACCTCACCAATCTTACAAGCGATATCGTGTACTTCGAGTGAAGTAAGCTTGCGACCTTCTGCTTTCTTAAATGTCGCGACACAGAATTTGAAGAGATCATCGAGAGGGGCGGGACCACTTGAACGACCACCGAAGGTCTTCAGACGTGCACCAGCTGGACGAAGAAGCGAGAGGTCCCACTTTGGAATGCGACCAGAGTAGAGAAGAGTCAGTAATTCATGAAAGCCTGTGACCCAACCAATCTTCGAATCCTTAACAACGATGACAGTTTCTGTTGGATGCAACTCTTCAGCAATCACCGGAAGCTGGGATACATACTGCCGCTCAACAGAGAAGCCGGCACCAGTACCACTCATCAGAACATGCATTGTCTCACTAAAAGCACGAGGGTGGTCGAATGTGAGATAAGAGCAGTTGTAACCTGCTATATTATCGCGCTCCAGTGCTGGTCCTGCTGACATCAACGCTCTCATTGAACCAACAAAGTTCATCGTGACGATACCAGTTTTGATATCGTTCTCAAGCACCTCTCTGTGCTCCGGATACTTATCCGCGAAGAACTTCACATACCTACTAACAGTCTCATCCCATGTTTCACGGCGCTTTTCACTATCCAAAAACCTTGCGTAGCGCGACTGATGTATGTATGTTTGATAATCGTTCATCTGTTCTCCTGTTATTTTTTCCACTGCTGCCATTTTGCGAATGCTATGAGGCCACTGAAAGTGTTGTTATCAATCGTGAGCTTTATCTCAGCCTGATTACGACACTGCAAGTACCAATCGTTTATATCTTTCGAGTCAATATGTGAAGGCCATATGAAGACTCTATAATCATCTTGAATCAACTCTTTAACACGACGAACCACATCTGGATTTCTCGGATCATTGTCGAGAATAATCGTAACCTTACTCTTGTCCGGTGGAGTAAATCTGACCAGAGAGACTCCACCCATTGCAATACTGTTTTCTAAGAAATAAGAGTCAAATGCGCCTTCAACTACATAGATGTGTTTGTTGATATCGAGATCTTCGAGACCGAAAACCCGATTCACATCTTTATTTATTATCACTACGTAATAGCGTTCCTGATTTTCATTTAAAGCTCTACCAGCGCAACCGAAGAATCTCTTCTTCGCATCAAGCATCGGTATAACGATACGTTCATCTTTCTCTGGAGGTCGAGGAAATTTACCAGGTATGAATGTATTCACCCACTCTTGGAAGTTATCTGTGTAATAGAGTTTGTAATGATACTGCGCTGGTATCATTCTCTTCTCGATGTAGAGCTTCGCCTTATGCATCGGATGCAAGCTAGAGATCTTTTCGAGCTTTGCGAGAGGAGAGTGAGTAAAATACTTAAACGCAGGATCAAACTTCGTTGCTGGTGTTTCAACTGGATCTATGATTGTTGGAGTATTTACAATCGTTCCAGCTTCTTTTATCGATTCAAGTCGATACTCGCTGTAAAGAGCTGAATCAAGATGATTCAGGAACTGTGGAAACCCGGTGCTAACCTGACAATTCTGACACTTGTAGATTATCGCGCTTTTATGCTCGAAGAAATAACCTCGAGCCTTGCGTTTGTTGGTTTTGGAATCACCACAGTAGGGACATCTAAAATTCCAAACCGTATCTGATTTCCGAGTGAATTGCTGTAACCGCGATGAAACTAAGTTGATATATTTCAGTTCAAGCCACATTTACCATTACCTATCATAACAAATAACATTATATATGAAATCAAAGATTTACAAAAGAGTTATCTTACATGACTCTTTATGTATTCCCAGAGTGAGTAGCCAATGAGGACAACTAGTGCCCATATACCACCAGATAATAATTTACCCTTAACACTCTGCTTCAACTCTTCATCCTGCATCGCTTGTTTGGCAATAATTTCATGAAAGCGGTTGTGCTCAGAGAAATCAGCGTCAGGAAACGCAGCTACAATTTTATCAACAGCTGCTTTTTGATTTAATTGTTGTTCAAATACTTCTCTTTTGATGGTTTCAACATCAGTACTCAATAATTGCATTTTAGCGCTGTGTTGATTGCGCCACTCATCAGTCTCATCTTTGAAGTTCTGTAGAGTGTTCAGTATAACTTCATCTAATTTGCGTCTATTTTGTGGTACTACACGTTTCTTTGTAGATTTACGAGCGGTCATTGGGGTGGGTCCTTCCTTGCGAGCAACTCTGTCTTCTGAGAGCTTCCCTCTGATGTACCGTAATAGTACCCTACAACAAGACCGAGCATCGCATCGAGTGTGCCCAGTGCACGCATTACGATCTCACGCATATCTGCGGCGATTATATCATTCAAAAGAAACCATTGAACATACACGTATAAAGAGATGATAATAACCGCGATTATACTACGCATTTTAGTTAGGCCCGGGCGGTGCGTGCGTTTTTCGCGAGGCTCATTAGTCGCTGGCTGCTCGTTTGACATTTTCGTTCTTTCTTTTAATTATTTTTTTGAAAATTTGTATTCTATTTTTCTTTGATTTGCCAGGTTCCCCGTCAACACCCACACCAATTGCCGCAATGTGTCCTGCACCTGCGTTATTCACCGCAACTTCTTCTTGAAGCTTTTTCAAAATTAAATCTAATTCACTATCATCCATTTTATCACCTTCGTGCTCTCTCAATAATATTGCGCTTACTACAACAGAAGTAAGTACTGCAGAACCACCTGGTAATTTTGCTAGAAGCTTTTTCAGATTTGCAATGAATATATCGAAGTATCCCCACGCCTCAAGTTCCGCAGTAGTCTTAAGTGTTTCTCGCTTACGAAGTACTTTACCATCCTTATCGATTATACCAAGGTCGTAAGCATCCCATTTATCAAACGGTAAAACAATACGTTTTATAATCTGATAAATTAGGAAAATGTCTACAACTTTGTTTGTCATTAGAGTCTCTTCAATATATCGTAAATGTGTGTGTCTACTTCTATTTCTGATCCATGAACTGTTTTGTTGTTGAAACCGATTCCAACCACCGTAACAGGCATATAACCAAGATAGAGTAGGAACGCTTTCAGATAATTGTAGTACTCTTGCAACTTGAGAAACAAAAGCTTTGTTGCTGCTTCAACACCAAAAACATTGTAAAGAATAATGATGTGATTGATAATCAACCGCTCTTTGAGCTCACCTGTTTCTTTGTACTTATTCAGAAGACGTTTTATGTATTTGATTCTATTCAAGTCTTCATAAAATTCAACAGTATCAAAACATTGAGGATTCTCATAATGTCTCGCAGCATACAACATAAAATTTGCTTCAGTTATCACATCAGTCATATTAGAAATTCTGCAGAGGAATCCTTTTGAGCGAATTATTAGCGACTGCTACATACAAATAATTATCATCGAACCAAATCTTACGACCGGGTGTTGATTCGGAATTAGATACCGGTGTAGTATTTGATGTAATTAGCACTACATTTGACGAAACGCTGTTTGAACTAATCGTGTTAGTGAGATCACCAAAAGTGATCATCACCGTATTCGCGTTAGCAGTATCAGGACCGGTGACAGCGAAAAGCAGCGAGTTAGCTGCTATCGATACCACACGATCGAGTTCTGACCCTTTGGCAGCTCTATCAATAGTCATTATGCGTCAGGAAGTGTTGTATCGTCTGACGCATCGCCAGAGATGGATCCCATTGCTACCAATGTTTCCCAATTCTTACGGTTTGCACGACCGCCAACAACAGCAGTAAGTGTTGCACCTGAACCAGCTCCATTAGGTGTTACTGTCGGTGCTGTGATAAATCCGCTCCCGCCGTTTGTTACATTGACGGCGGTGATTTGACCTGAACCGTTTGTAACTTGCGTCGCAGCTGCGTTACCACCAGGACCACCAGCACTAATTGTAACAGCACCGTTTGTGTAGCCCGATGTACCATTAGCAGTAACTGTGATGCTTAATACAGGTCCTGTACCCTGGGTTAGTTTCACCCAACCAGCGTGTGTCACACCAGCCGCCGCAGCGTTTGCTGTTTCTGCGGCTGATACACCAAACACACCTACTGATTTACCAGTAATGAAGCTATCGCTCGTAACGTTACCGAACATCACTTCTCCGTTTGCTGTGACCTTAGCCTCTACACCTGAAATAGGTGCTCCGTTGGCCTGATCGACGTTTTTCCATTGTGGCATTTTAAATCTCCTAGAGTTATTATTTATGTTGTTATTTGAGATGGTTATGAACTTGCATCAGATTTTCGTGTGATGCGGCGATGTGCGCCTGAACTGCGAGACGTGCATCAGGCTTAAGCTTCACAATATTTTTGAGGACCTTTTCAGCAACTTTCGCAGGCACCTTATGAACTTGTTTGTTCATGAAAGCAACACCGTGCTCACCGTTGGTGTCAACAGCTTTCTTGAGGTGCACTATAATATTCTGATCAGGTTCTGCTTCACCTGTACCTGAACCCTTCGCAGGGCGCCCTCTCTTAGCTGGTTGAGCGTTTTCAGTAAGCTTCTTAACAGCTGCGTAGATACCGCGGCGACGCTTCTTAGCTGTTGCGTATCCCTTCACTGCTGTTGCATTTTGAGTGGTTGCAATACGAGCATCACCGTAATCAAACATCGCAGCTTTTACGTAGTCACCGAGCTTCTGCTTTGAGAGTTCATCAATCTGCTCAACTTCCTCTTTCATCGGGTGACCCACCTTCCATGTTTGATAGCCGGTGTGTTTGTTTGCAAGCTCAACTGCGTGCTTCTCATCCTTGGCTTGTAAGAGTACATCACGAAGCTCTTTACTACGCGCATCATAACCACCACTCTTATGAAACATTACAGTGCTGAGACTGTGAGGTATGTTTTTATGACCAGCCATTCCTACCCACTTATCAGCTTTATTAATAAAGACTTTGTATGTATTACCATTGTGATCTGTGGTGTGAATCTTGATACTCTCATTAACTTGTTCAATTTCTTCTTTGAGTTTTATTTGACCGAGACCTTTACATTTTGTACAGTGCTTCTTGCTAAGAGCCCCGTAACCAAACTTGTTAACAGCAAAACTTGATATAAGACCTTGCCCCTCGCAGGCATCACATTCAACAATACCACGGCGCTTCAAGTGAGCTTTTGCCATGGCTTCAGCAGATGAGTATCCGTAATTTTCAGCTACACTTTCTGTAGTAGCAGCTGCCTTTGGCTTAATCTTTACCCACCAGTGTGTTTGATCTGCAACTGATGCACCACCTCTAAATGAAGTGTAGTGCTCACCGTGAGTAATATGATGTGTATCATCACTAACACCATGCTTACTAAGAGCTTCTTTTACTCTTGAGTGTAAATCAGCAGATGATTTGCCGTGAGAATAGAAGAACCCTTTACGAACAGTGATTGTACCATCACGTGCTTTTCCAACTGTGTCAGGATGTACACCACCATCTTGAAGATGTTTCTTGATCTGACTAGCTGTATTCTCATCTAGCTGAGTAATCTTTGTATCTTCATTAACAGCAAGAGCGGCAGCAAGTACAGCGTCACTGATATTATGGAATTTTTGTAGTGATGTCATGCTGTTACTCCACCTGAAAGTTGTTTGTGAATATGTTGTACGTGTTGATATATCTGACCTGGATCAAGATCTTTAGCAAACTGCGATTCTGTGCACCACTTCTTCACAGTACCTTCAGAAGGGCAGCCTTTGCTTTTGATTGTATCGAGATTCTTCACGAACATATGCTTTGCGATTGTGAAGAAATCAATCTTCGCTTCTGTGACCATACCAACGTGATTGGCATCGTGAACCTTGTAGCCCTTGCGCGAGTAGTACTTCTTAGCTTGCTCGACTGCTTCAGGTTTCGTTTGATTACCTGATACACGTACAAACTTTTCTGTACGCTCTTTACGCTTTGTAACCATTGTGTGATTAGGTTCAGATACTGTTACAGAGATGCGATGTTTTTCACCAACATTTTCATCAATTATTTTCATCTTGATCTCAGCATCTTCGCGGCCTACTACCTTTGCAGGTTTGCGTGGAAGGGTATCCTTCGCTGCCTGTGCTTCACCAAGGCGCGCTTTCCGGTCTAGTGACTTTTTACCAATTGCTGGGTGATGTGTAAATTCTGCAGTTGCAGCGAGAGGGCCGATACGCTTTTTAAGATCATCAATATGAGCGTTAGCCTTTTCTGTTGATGTAAATACCTTAACCTTACCATCAACATCTTTTACCCAACCAGTCTTTGTACCGATCTTCGCGTGAACTTTCCAGTGTGATACTTCTTCAGATACAGGAATTTGTTTATTTGCTTGCTTACGAAGATCAGCGAGTTTCTTTTGTTCACGTGTGCGATGAGGAACAGCTGACTGCTCACGCTTATTTGCGGATACTGCTTCTTTCAATGGCTTCTTGAAATGCTCTTTATCGTGTGGCTTCGCTGTTTGAATCCAGCTTGTTGAATTCGCTTCTTTACTAATACGAGGATCATTCTTATCTTGTTCGGATTTATCTGAGAATGAGTGCTTCAGCTTCTTCTTGTCGCTTGTTGTGTAATAGATTGTGTGGATTGGATGACCTTCAACAGGTGTCCTAACACCAATCTTGTGCACTGTGTGACCGTTACTCTTGAGGATTTCGGCTTGCTTCTTCGCACCTTCTTCACCTGTTTCACGATGAGTATAGACTGTAACTGCCTCATCAAGTACCTCTTCATTCATACCCTCTGATTCTTTCTTACGCTTATCGCGAAGAGCTTGAAGGTAAAGATCATCAACAATCTTACGAGCCTTTTCGTTTTTACGACCAGCTTCACGGCCATACTCACCATACATGTTAAAACCGGGTGAACGCTTTGGCTTTTCTCCTGGTTTACTCTCTTCAACAACTGCTTTCACAGCATCTACGAGTGAGTCAGAAATATTGTGGAATTTTTGTAGTGATGTCATACTTGTCCTAGACTGTCAACCTTCAACACTTTTGATTTATATTTTGAAAGAAAATGTGATTTAACGGCCCCGGAGCTTTTACCGATAAATGTCTTCTTACCTGTGAGATTTGTTTCACCTCGTTGATATTGAACAACAAACTTTTCTTTCGGACCAGGTGTACCACCTTGAAGACCACGCAACTCTTTTAGAGTACGCATCACGGGGGCAACAGGAACCTCTTCCTTTACCACAACAGGCTCTTCAATCTTTTTATTACCACGATTCTCTTCGCGTAGCTTCACAACAACACGATAAGCTATCTCTTCTGCGAATGATTCTTTGCATGTGTGTCGATACACATAACTTGTAATCCATTCAACAAGATCAGCCTCTTTACCAAACAATTCATATTGATTGAGTGACTCTTCTACCCAATCAGCGGTCTCCTTTGCGGCGGCGGCTTGTTGAACTGCTTTAGCTGCATCATATAGTCTCATTATTAATCCTTATTCTTAGCGTGTCCATGGCCATAGTGAAGTCGGTTTGGATGATCAGCATCACGGTGAACGTGTACATGAATTGCATCACTAACAGCAGAAGCGTGCTTTGGAATACCCATCTCTTTTCGATCATACTCAGCGTGCACAGTAAGATTTACTGCAGCAACTTTCTTACCTTTGTGTAGAATATGTGTGTTGTGGCCCCATGAGTCAACAACTTTTGCACCGATGCCCGAGCCCGTGTGCTTTCTTAGTTGGCGGTCGAGTTTGTTACCATCTTCTGTGTGATGACCCTCAATAGGTGCTGTTCGCTTATTGTGCTTCTCACTCTCTTTACGATCTGCTAAAATCTTCTTAAAGCGTGATACTTCAGGTGCATCTTTGATTGTGTGCTTCTGAAGTGCACCAGATTTACCTACCTTACGATAGACAACGCGGTCTTCCTTGAGGTGTTTCTCTATATCATCTTTATTCATAGTCTTCGATGCAAGCATAACAGTTTCATAGCCATTACCAGTGCCGATACTATGAATGTGATCTTTGAGTTTTGGATGAGCGGCAATAAAAGCTTTGATTGGCTTGTAATCTTTGATACCACCAACTTGCCTGTGACTCACAGTCACAGTACCCTTGTAAGGCTTAGCAGTAGTGGGAGTACTTGAATGGGGAGCAGGTGGAATGAATGCTTCACTAACCGGAGCTGTATCGCGTTTCCAACTTTCGTGGAGATAATTCTTCAGGGATTCGAGACGGTCAGACATTGAAATAATCCTGTGGTATCATACAGGATTATTTATAAAGAAAAGTGTTTTAACCAGTCTGTGTAGAGTTGTGTTTCTCTTTGATACGCTTCGACCTCCCAGGGACCACACTCAGTAGTAACTGGGTAAGGCTGTCTATGCCACAGAAACACCGGCTCACCACTCGGCCCTTGTGAAATCAAAGGATCAAACTCATTTCTTATCATCTGTTTGACATGAACCATCTCATGGGCAAGAGTGCGATACAGTTCTTCTTGCGATAGGGGTATGAAAATATCTACACCATACATACCATCATCAATACATGTTGCGCGCCCGGTGTCAAGCATGTTACCCGACTTCAGAGTGATATACAACTCTGTTTTTGTATTGATAATACCTAACTTCTTCGCAAAATACTCTGCTGCAGCATCGATATGACCCGGTGGCTGGAGTGTCTTCTTCTTAAATACGAAAATGTTCATTTCCGAACATCCTTAAAGAATTCTGCTTGTATTCGTTCACCACTCTTTGTATCATCAAAGAGTGGTTTATCAACTACTTCACCAGTTTCTTTATCAACCTGATCAACATCAAAGAACTTCATCTTAGGTCGCTCAATACCCATCAAGAACTTATTGAAGATATTCAAGCTTGCGTATCTATTCTTCAGTTGTTTACAGAAGATTTGGCCAATCTTCTCGAGTTCTTCAAGAGACAGCATCGCAAGGAATAGATCGAAGGTCATCGGTCCACCCATACTATCTGAGGTAGCAGTGAGTGTGATGTCACTAGTATTATAACCCTCACGATTCGTCTGAGTTGCAGTGAAAATAGGAACATTGAATTCAACAGCGAGACCTCTAAGCTCTTCAGCAATTGATTTGATGTATGAGTATGAATTTACACCAACCCCCATCTTGATTCTCGATGAGCAGCAGATATTCAGATAATCGATGTAGATGATATCAGGAATAAATCCTTGTTTGATCTTCAGCTCATTCAGAAGATGTCTGAAGTTAGCAGCACCTGCACCTGTCGTAGGGTACTCTTTGATGATGAGTTTACCCTTCGTCTTCTCATTAATTCTATCAATCTTCTTCTTAAACACTTCTTTAGGAAGAATCTCAACATCATCAACAGGAATATTGAAGAGATTTGCATCGATACGAGCAGCAATTTCTTCCTCTGACATCTCAAGAGTGATGTAGAGGACATTGTAGTTTGATTTGATATTGAAAGCAGCGCAGTGACACATAAACGCTGATTTACCAACACCAGTTGAAGCGAGAATTGCGTTCAGTGTCTTCGGAGTAAGACCACCTCTAGTAATCTTATTCAGAATATCGATATCGAAGGGAATACGCTTCTTATCAGTGTGATAATAATCGTATCGCTTTTCCCAATCATCGAGATAGTTGTGACCAATATGCTTATCAAATCCAACAGAGAGTGCCTCTGTTAGAAGATGAGGAATCATTGAGCGAGGTTTCTCAACCTTACCATCCATGATGCCGATTGATTCCAGCATCGCGATATGAAGTGCTTTCTCTTGACAGAATCGCTCTGTTTCGTCGACGAGCCACTGGACGTTCTCATCTTTCTTCTCAAGAGATTCGATTGTTTCAACAGCTCCTCTGAATTCCTGCTGACTGAGACCTGTTACTTTATCAAGATCAACTCTGATTGATTCTTTTGTTGGTAGCTGACCGTATTTCTTGAAGTGTAGATCTACGAGCTTAAATACAATTCGTTGGTCCTTGCTTAGAAAGTATGATGCCTCGATGTAAGAGAGCACTTTTCGTGTGTACTCTTCGTTGTAAACCAGATTCTGTAGTATGACCTTCTCGACCATTCGGCTTATACCCCCTCATTATTTCTTTCATTATTTCACGATCATGATAATCACGTAGATCATCAATTGCAGCTTTTACAACTGCTGGATCAAACTCTTTTGGCTTTTTAGTCTGGGGTGCCCAGAGCGTCTTCAACCACAACAGCAGGCTTTTCACCTTGTCCAGAACCATAAGTAAACTCCGCTTTTGCAAATTCTTCAAGTTTAGCCATCACCTCAGGTGTGAACCATTTCTCGGGTTCAGAGTAAATCTTGTTGGCTGTAGGGGCAATTTCACCGCCAGGCCACTCAAAACCACGAGTCATTTTCTTAAAGTAGCCGTATTTTATACCGAGATCAATCAGACCATAGTATCTTTCAAGACCTGAATCATACATCAATCTGAACTTTGTTTTCTTGTTCTCAACTGAGAGGCGAGATTTGTTCATCGTTGCTGTGATGATGTTACCAACGATTTGTGTATCATCTTTCGAATCGCGCTCTTTTGCTTTCGAGAGGAAGATGATTGATGATGCAGCATACTTAACACCGCCACCACCGCTCATTTCTTTCTGAGGATAGTGTGATCCAACAACATCATAAGTGTGATTCGTCAAGATGAAAGGAATCTGCGCTCTTGCGAGCTTCAGCGTAAGAGTTCTGAATGCACTACGAATCGCCATCGCGCGAGTCATATCACGAACATTCTTACCCTCTGTTGAATCTTCAAGCTCTTTGTTCGTTGGTAGCATACCAAGAGAGTCAAGAACCATCATCATGCGAGGTTTTGTCTTCGACTTAACAGCGTGATACTTTTCAATCATCTGAAGACAGTGAGTTTTGAATTTCTCAACAGTATCAGGTTCAGAGATAATGACGCGAGTTGTATCTATACCACGTTCTTCCATCATACTCTTTGTGACAGAAGCTTCAGTATCATAGTAAACAACACCAGAGTTAGGAAATTGCTGCTGGAACGATTTTACTAGGCTGAGTGCGATGTAGGTTTTACCAACTGATTCTGCGCCAGCAAGCGCGATAACTTTGTTATCGGCGAACCCACCATACAACGAACCTGACATACCAGCGTTGAGCATATAACTACCGGTATCGATAAAGCTATGAAACTCTGCTGCTCCATTTCCATCGGACGCGATATTTGTATCTTCGTCCTTCATCTCGTCAACTAGATTCCGCAAAAATTCTGACATATTTTCCTTTACTTAACAATATATTATATGTGTTCTGATGCTTATTATCAAGATTTCTTTGCCATCGTTCTTACTGCGATAGCGTGTTGCTCAATCTTCGCAACAAATTCTTCCATCTTTTGTGCACGGTTCGGCCAGTGTAAGTACTCTTTCTCTGGATCCTTCGTTAAATTTCTCAGGAGCGGTGTAACCATGCTGTAGAGTTCCTCATACGCTTGTAGATAAGATCCAGTATGAACAGCGGCGATGGTCTTCGCCGATTCGAGTGTGAATCCAAAATCATCATCCTTCATCTTGTGCTCCTTACCTGAAATAGTCAGTGAGAGTGGACTGTTCATCGATATCCCATCCTTCCATAACTTTTGTGATTGAACGAATCGGTGTCATGAAACCCTTTTCGAACTGTGTCTCATAATCGATGTATGCGTGAAGACCGAAATCAGGGGGTAGTGTATGCTTAATCGCGACCACATTCTCACAGAGTGGGTTAGGAGTAGTTAAGTAACAGAACTTGATCTTATCACCGTCGTAGATTGGCTCGTATTTGTTCGAGAGACCTTTATCTTTCAACAAATAATTGAATAACAACGCAGCTCTCGAGTGAATCGGAGTACCTTTACCGTAGATTGTATCATTCGAACTATATCTCGCGAGTTCTTTGACACCTCGAGGAAATGCAATCTCTTCGAATGGAAGACTTCTGAAGTTGTCTCTCAGATTTTTGATGAAGGTTCGAAGATCATCAATTTCTTTGTTCATGATAAGCGAGATAGCATCTTTAATCGCCACTCTGCACGCTGCAGGTGTTGAAGACCTCACAGCTTCAATACCCATCATCTTGAGCTTAGGTTCAGTGTAACGAACACCTTCCTGATCGAATACGTTCAAGATGTAGTGTTTCTTACCAGTCCAGATTCCTTTGTTCGCGATCGCCTCTCGCTTCATTGACATATGCTGCTCAAAAGCATTCATATACTCAGCGAGTTCATCGAAGCTCTTATCGATGTATGGAGTTAGCGCTTCTTTGCAGACCTTATCAAGAAAATCAATTTTATCTTTTGCTTTTGATCCAACTTTTTCGACAAGTGGACCAGCGTTGATGTAGACTGAGTCCGTATCACACGCGATGATATAATCAACATCTTTTGTCTTCAGAAGATTGTTGAAGTAAAGATTGAGTTTTCGTTCAATCCAGCGAGTTGTCAGTTGACCACACATTGTGATTGACTCAGCAAATCTCGGCTCATACCATCTGAAGAATCTATTCGCCAAAGCGCCATACAATGAGTTAATTTGAATCTTCTTGGCCATCTGAAGATTGTTCCATTTTGCCACATCAGCTTCAATTTGCTTTCGATTTTCATCAGTTGCATGTTCCAACTGCTTCTTCGACTCAATCATCTTCTTTTTGTAGATATCACGCTGATTGAAAATACGAGCAACTAGAGCAGGTAAGAAGCCTTGATAATCTCGATCAAAGGTGCAACCTGATGCACAGATGACAATATTCTGATCTTTCAGAGCCTTGCGATATTCTTCTTTGTTGAAGAGACCATTCAACACACTGAGTACTTTTTCTTCTGAATCGTTACCATCAACAGGAAGTACACCTCTGAATGTCTCGGGCGAGATGTTGTACATTCTCATAATCATCGGATACAGAGACGTCAAGTCGAATGAGAGAACCCATCTCCAAAGACCAAGTTGAGGATCTTTGACATATCCACCGATGATGCCACCCTCGTTGATGTTGTCATCATACTCTACGTGAGGTACAACAATCTTCTGATCGAGCAGGTGATTGTGAATGATTGTATCCCACAACCTCACTGTTGTCAACGAATCAGAGTAGTTGACCTTCGCATCATACGCGATAGCGAATACTTGCTCGATGAAGCCAAGCTTATCATTCAGCTCTTTTACACGAATAGAATCTTGAATGTTGTATTCGATGAACTTCTGATGATTCTGAGTATACAGTTCAGTAAGTGAACCATACTCTGAGTAGTCAAGCTTACCTTTACCAAGTTCGTAGTGCGCGATATGGTCGAGGCGATAACTTTCTTGAGGAGTGTATGCGAATCGTTTGTAGAGCTGAAGATAGTCGAGAATCGCGAAGCCTATTGGATTAGGAACTTCGACATCTTTATTCGCAAATTTGATTGTGCGAGTATACAGAAGCCCGTGAGGAGATATCTTCTTCGCCTCTTCGTTGCCCAAGACATTCTGAATACGGGTGATGATGTATGGCATGTCAAACATCTCAACGTTCCAGCCACTCACAACATCAATATCGAGAATCTGCCACGCTGCTAGGAACTTTTCAAGCAGATGCTTCTCTGATTTACATTTGAGATAGTGATACTTCTCATTCGAAGGTTTATAATCACCAAGACCGAAACAGAAGACCTGATCACCCTTCATGAGTGATATCGCTGTTACCGGTCGATCAGCTTTCGATACATCAGGAAAACCACCATCTGATTGAACCTCAATGTCGATGTAAACAACATTGATCTGAGTCGCATCAAATTCAACAGTACCAGGGAAATTATCGTTGATACACGCGTATGGGTACTGAGTAAGACCAAAGATTGGGAAGTTCGACACATCTTTGTATTTGTTTACAAAATCACGTGCATCGGTGATGCTGTCGAAATCCATCTTCTGAACAAACTGACCCTTCAACGTTTTAAACTCAGAAGGATTAGGCGATCTTACAAAGAGATATGGCTTGTATCGAATTTCGTCGGTGAAGCGTTTACCATCTTTCCAGCCCCGAACAAGAATCTTATTTTTAACTTGGGTGAAACTTGTGTAGAAGTGCATATATTCCTCATTGACATCACCCTATATTATATGTGTTTCTTACTTTTTAATCAAGTTTTATAAGACCGGGCAGATAAATTGTGCGCCCGTTCTTTCTCGTTGCTGTGAGAACTTGACGACGATTTTTCTTTCTACTAAACGAACAATGAATCCACCCACTATTCATATCAACATTTTCATTATAGAACTCGAGAATCAGCTGATCAAACGCTGGACAATTATCAGCAATCCACCTTGCGAGCCGGAAGTTATCGATACCATAGATCTCAAAGTCAGCAGCTTCACCATTCATGTGTGAAGAGGTAGAAGAACCACCAATAGCTATATTTAATGCAGGCAATCTTAGACCGCTTGAGATACTTACTGGTTTATCGAAGTGTATTCTTATAGGTTCAAGAATGTTATCAACGAGAGCTTTAATATTCTCAAGTTGTTCTGCATTCGGTTGATTGTAGATTCCACGTCGAATCGCTTCTTGCGAACGTGTAAATTCATAGAGTGTAAAATGCTCTGACAACTTCATAACTACCTCGCCAAAATAATGGAGACATGTGAATAGTCTCCATTATTTATGAAACGAGGTAATTAGCGATTGCGATGCTTTGTTTGCAGCGCGTGAGCTTCATCCATCACATCAATTACGATGTTGATGAAATTGAAAATCTTAGCGAAAAACTTCTTCATTATTTCTTCCCTTCTTCATTGAGTACTTGTGGGCCCGAGGTGATATCGATCTTTACTGCCTTGTTCATCGCAATCACATTCTCGAGAGTAATCTTCAACATGCCGTTGATGAGTTCTGCACCTTTCACTTCAATCGTATCTGCCACAGGAAAGCTGCGAACAAACGCGCGACCTGCGATACCCTTATGAAGGAATGATTCAGCAGCTTCAGTTGTATCTGCACGACCTGTTACAACCAAGCGCCCACCATCAAGAGTGATATCAAGTTGCTGTGATGCAAAGCCGGCTACGGCAATTTCCACAGTATACTTGTTCTCATCGACCTTCTTGATATTGTAAGGTGGATAACTGTCAACAACTTGTTTTTGGAATTGAGCGAGACGTTTGAAGGTTTCATCGAAGCCGAAAAAACCACGACCGCTGAGAAGAGAGTTCATTTCATCAAATACAGACTTAGTCATAAGTCCTCCTATTAAGTTAGCAAGGTTAAGTGCGTAGACCCTATCGGCATCTACGCACGTATTTATAATAAGTTATTTCTACTATTAAATCAAGAGCTTTTTAGAGGTACTTTCGCATTTGCGTTGTTAGTACCACGTGGAGATGCAGTACCATCATTTGCCTTCTTGATACGAGTATGAAGTGATTTCAAAGAGCGCTGAGAAGTGAAAGGAACCTTCTCTTCCGCTATCTTCAACTTCGCGGGTCCTTCACCACCAGAGTTAACTTTATAGTGAGGCCATGATTTGTTGTGCACGGCTTCCCACGCTTGGATCACTGTGTGACCATGTTCTTTGTGATGTGCGGAAGCGGCGTCTTGAGCCTTTGTGTATTCAGCTGATGACTTCTCATGAGCTTCATGAGCTTTCTTGAGAGCATCTACAACACGAGGGCCACCCTTGCTTACAAACTTTTTACCACGCATCTTCATAAACTCAAGTTCGACTTTGTGGTGATTTGTACCACTGAAAGCGTTACTTGCTTTTATAAGATTTTCAGCGTGTTCCGCGCCTTTGACCGCGACATGGCGAGGAACTTCTGCTTGCTCAGCAAAGTATTGTATGAATGATTTCATGACTTCTGCAATACTTCTTTCGCCGCTGCGTATGCGCGAGTAAGATCTTCACCTTCATGCATACCAACCTTCTTCGAGCCCGCTTTCAAGATATGAGCGTGAAGAGCGTCAGGATTTGCTGAGTGGGCGTGCTGCCCTGATGGTAACCTCTTTGTATGATCGTGAGATTTATCACCACCAATACGCCATACACCATATGACTTGTATACAGTGTACATGTGACCTTGTTTCTTATCATGTACAACAACATCTTTGGAGTACTTTTCTTTGTTCTGACTCTTCATACCAGCACCATGGCCAAATGCTGCTTCCATGTGGTGATCCGTAACATCAGGCATCTCTTTAACGAGAGACCCTCGATAGTTTGAATTTTTAACGCGTGAAAAGTCGTGTTCCATGAACAATCTCCTTATTGCGTATTTATAGAGATAGGTATTAGAACAAGCAACGCTGTTTCGGAATCACGTAATCTTTCAGAGTCAATTTCTGAAGATCCGCGAAAGCGAGAAACACTTTGTGTCCCTTGTGTGAGATATTCCAACCCAGAATGTATTGGGTCCACTTGTTCCTCTGAATCTTCAGAGGTTTCAGAATTCCACTCTTGATTGAGTAGAGTTTCTGCTCTTTCAGATGCCAGAAGTAACCAGCAAATGCAACAGGAGTAAAACCATGGGGCAGTGTAATCATTTGTAACCTCTCATAACACCACGTAGACATGAATGGCAGCCATCACCATCGCGTTGATTCTTTGAAGTACAACCACAGAAATTACAACGAGTATAATACATCACTTCTTCCTCTTATCAAGCCAAATACCGGGAAGCGCCATTGCGCAAAATATCACAGCGATTACGAGTACGACGCCGACAGCTTCAATTAATGTTTCCATGATTAAAATCCGTATCGAAGAAGTGATTTATTTGCGCGCTTCCAATCGATGTCATCAAGATCACTGATGTAGGTGTTACCATTCACATCAGTTTTGATTTCAAGATTGAGGAAAATTTTACCAGATTGCACTGCGCGCTGCATACGCTCAGCTAACTTCTTGTTGTTTGTGCCCCAACCACCTGAGTGGCTGCGATCAACACCCTTCCAGATGGGGTCAACGATATAGCGAGCTGAGATACCATCTGTCGGATTACGATCTACCAACTGAACCGATTCAAGATGCTTCGCAAGAAACTCTGCGATTTCAGCCTCAGACATCAGGGGCTTCTTCATCAGCCGGCACATGTCATACTGGTCGCGTTTGAATTCCATGTTAGACTCCAAACCACTTGTAGACTTCATCCATCGTACCAGTCATCAGCGCTTCGCTGAATGCGTTTTCTTTCCCCCAAACAGATGCTTCACCTTTAACTGAATCATGACCGCTCGACGGCGTCACACAGAAGACAACATCACCATCGTCACCAACTTCGCAGATGCGAAAATCATCGTACAACTTACCATACATCGGGCAGTTGTTCTTCATGATGACATAATGCTTGTCGAGATTAACTTTCGACGATTTGGCGATACGCACAATCTTCTTTGCAAGCTTGCGAGTTTTACCACCAAGCTCTGCATCAGTGCAGAACCAGTCGAAAAACGTGTTGATCGCCACACCTTCTTCGAAAGATTTGACAAATTCGCGAAGAGTGACGTCACGACCCACATTCTCAAGAACCATCATCATAATATATTCTCCAATTAATTTAACCCCACAATTAATTATAGGATAACGTAGATATTAGGGCAACCCTTATTTAATTCTTCATCGTTCACCTGCAGGATTAACTTTTCTAACTTCACCGATGAACCCGAGATTTTTACCGCACTCGCTGCAGATCGCATCACACGCGCGTGTCTCGTAATATTTGACGTGAGGACATTTCTTCTGCTCTCGATACTGTGCCCACATAATAGATCCTACAATTATGAGGAATATAATCACTGATAGAATCAGAAAGAGTATCTCTGCTGCAATCTTCGCGAGCCAGAATAGTATGTAGGATATCATATCAAACCTTCTTCACAATACCAGCGGCGACTGCTGCGTCGAAACGCTTCATGTAGTCATCCGAATACATATCTTCAACCTCATAATAGTGTTCCCAAGCGTACTCGCGGAACCAACCAGATGTGATTGAAGAGCACACTTTCTCAAGTGCATACTTGAAGCTGTGACGAGGAGACCACTTATTTCGGAATGGAATCTGCGACCGCTCAAGAGCAAGCACATACGATTCTTCGAGTACAGCATTAAGCTTCACTGCATCTGTCTGAGCATGAAAGAGGTCTTCGCTGCACATAACCTCTGCGTCGTGTTTCTTGAAGAATCGATAGGCAGGTTGATGCATCTGCTTCATCGCTTCGTGAATTGTGTCGTGATCAAAGATGTATTTGATGCCATCATCTTTGAAGAAGTCGCCTTTCATCACATTAAGCTTCGGATGCGCGTAATCATACGTCTCATCTTGACGAAGCTCATAAAATTCTTGAAACTCAGGTCGAATCTTCGCACCGAGGCGACGCATCGTCCAGATATCGAACATGGTCTTCTCAAAGTGAGGAGAGTTTCTCCTGTAGCGATGAGACATCTTCAATGTGTAGAGAAGATCAAGAGGCGCAGAGTATCGAGAAAGCCCGTCGATAACACAAACGAGTTTACCATACTGTTTGCAGAGATGAAGAAGCAGCTCACTTGATGTATCAGACCATGCGATCTCACCTTCGATCACTGGCCGACCTTCGAGCCGAATAAGAGTCTTCTTACCACTATCAATTGGATACTGTGCGAGCTTCTCACCACCCATTTGAACTGCAAATTTGTTGATATCAGCGAGCTTACCAACAACATCGATATCACGAGGAACACGTAGATCTTTCGGTCGCTCGAGCAAGAGCGCTTGGCTACCGATAAGAGCTACGTGATTCATCTTAGCAGCTTTGCGAACTCGGCTTCCAACCAGCCGATTCATCAAAACCTTCGTCATCTTCAGACTTGGTACCAATGAAGTAGCCGCCCATGCCGTAGCCGCCGAGATTCATACGGAAATCAACACCATTTTCATTGGCGATGGTTTCACACTCGGTTACTAGTTTCTGTGCTTCAGCCAATTTCTTGGCAATTACTTCACTTGCTTTCTTTTGCTGAGCTTCTGTTGCCATGTTTACTCTCCTTGACCCTCATTCTCTGGTGGCGTGCTTCCTGGACGGGGTCGCTCCATTCAGTCACGAGATACTTCATCGGATCCTCATTTACGAGCTTTTCAGCGCGGTCATATGAGGATTCATACGATTCTTTTGGTTGCTTTGTTACAATGATTTGATACTTCAAATAGTGATTATGATAATTCAAGGCACTGTTGATAGTGGTGTAGCCTGTCATGACGCGTTTCGGACTACCAATACCATCCTCTTCTGTCACACCGTTTGCTGCGTTACATGCTTGACACTCACTGTAGATACAGCAAAGATGTGGTATCCAGAATTGTACAGGTGATTCAGGGTATTTCTTACAACGCGCGAAGTGGACTGTGAGTTTCACTTGAATCCCTCGACGATACCAGCCCAAGCAGCATGCCAAAGAACACGCTGTGGTTCAGGTGTCAACGCATACACAAGAAATATCAGAGTTAAAAAGAAGCCTACAACCGCTGAAGAAATAAAGAATGTCCACTTAAAGAGGAACATCATCACCCTCAGCCAGATGTAGGCCGCGAACGCTGCGATTATGACAAAAATAATACTCATAAACATATTATAGGGTAAACCTGATAATACGGCAACCCTTCTTTATCGCATCAACTTAAATTTCCTCATCGGTGCTCTTTCAGGGCCAACGAGCGGAAACGTACAAATTGCTGTATGACCGTTGATCTCTGGCATCGTCTCTTTGAAGATCTTGTACTTGATGCCATTCATCTCGAGATACATCGCGATCTCTTCGAGTTCAACTTCATCTTTCGCCGCACTGAGGACGAAGTTAACAGCACTCTCTTGAGGTCCTATCTCCGAACCAACCCACATACAAGCGTGACCAGCCTGAACAATCTGTTGAGGGCATGTGAGATCGGTGCGTACAAAAACGTATGAATAGGCGTTACTCATTTGATTGCCTCAAGTATCAATGCGCACTTCTCATCAGTCAACAGATCACCAAAGATCTTCCTGATGTATTCAGGGCGATGTTTGAGGGACCAACGCGCGTTACCGATGGATGGATAGTTGTAGTTTGATTGCGCACCATTCGCAAGTTTGATTGGATTGGTGAGCGGTGTGAAGCCTTTATCAGATGCAACACCGCGAATCACATTGTAGATGATGTAATCGTGCGCGCTTTTGATCTCGGCTTTTTTGAAACTCTCTTTGATAGAGAGGAATTCTTGCTTACTGAAAATGTATTCCATTTGAATCTCCTAGTAGTTTGATTGAATGTATAAAACGTCACCTACTAGCGAGTTTATGGTGGTCTAATCTAGAGCTTCATCTCTTTTCTCCGGTTGGTGGGCAAACACAAGCATTATGTCTGAGGAGCATTATTTCATTCGCTGCCTCTTCAAGAATATCTGAGATACGGTCAGGTTCACCTCGAGGGATACTTCTACGAATCTCGGCACGCTTACGTAATCTGTAAACGATGTCCTCTGTATTTATTTCATTTGAAGCCATGAAGCACTCTCTTCCAGAATCCCATCGCTCTGTATTCTGCTAATCTTATCTTCGCAAGACCAAGATTAGTCTCATTAATCTGTAATTTATTTTCAAGTGATTCAATACGCCTTTGAAGTGCTCTGAATGGTATGTTGAGATATTCCTCTACCTCTCTACTCCAAGCAATGTAGCGATCAGGCTCACCATTACTACAAAAACGCGAAACCGGTACAACGATCTTGTCTACTTTAACATCACATAGCATGGTACCATCTTCGGATACCGTAAATGGTCGACTAACTTGGTGATATTCAACAACATTCGCTGCAAGCACTTCACGTATGACCAGTTTTTCAACGAATTTAACTTTTTTCATAATATTTGGTGTCCAAGGTGAGTATCGAACTCACGTCGTCGGTTTTAGAGACCGCCGCTCTGCCATTGAGCTACATGGACTATGCACGAAAACTACATACAACAATTACAACGGCTGCTGAAAATACAGTCGCTATCATCAGAGGATCAAAAGAAGCATACACCACAGTACCCAAGATCCCCGGTACAAGTGGTGCTACTGCCGCTGTAACAGCTAGTTTGTCGCTGTAAGTTAGTTTGATTGACATAGTACAATTCTCGCGTCTTGTGAATATTCACCAAACGCACAAGCTACCTTAATTGGATTTGCCCCACCTTTGATTAACTCTGCCATCTGTGAGTTACGATTACTGAAGTATAACATCGGCGCTGTTATTACCAGCGCCAACGTTACACAAACTACAACAAGCACTACTGATGTGTTATTATCCATTATTTTCTCCGTGGTGATCAACTGCTTTGAATATTTTCATACAATAATTATAAGGTAGTTGTATGAATAAACAAAGATATTTCTAGCGATCTCTCGCGACCCACTTAAGAACGTGATTAATACACGCTTTCGGACTACTGTGTACAGGCCATAACGCTGCTGTATCACAAAAACCTAAACCAAGTTCAAGCTCGAGTTGGACTTGAACATCAAATTTACGAGCGTATTCTTTGTGGCAACCAACAATTAACATCTTATTCTTAGCACTCATCTTACCAAGTTCGAAGAGAGTGATTGGGCAAAGGGTTTCTTTTGGGAACCAGAATATTACAGTAGGTGTCTTAGTGAGAGCAGAGTATTCCCACTCAATCTGCTTGCGTGCCATTGTCGGGTCGTTGATATCAAAGTTTTTGCGCCGTGGATTGATTAGAACAAGGCGCGAGTGTTCGTGAGTCGCAACTTTCTTCGCATAACGAATAGCTGATGCTTGCCAATCAGGACAATTCGAAATGCCACCAGCAAGAAATACTGGCTTCTCCCAGCTCTTCAGTTCAACAACTTCAGGACAGCGAATTACTCTCATACTTTGACTTTCTGATGTGCATCATATAATGTGATAAAGTGCTTGAATGAGCCAAGCGCTGGTTCTGAGTAGAAGGCATCTTGTGGGTCAATCGGACACCACATGACAATTCGTGAATCATCATTCATAATCCAGAGGTACCCTACAATCTTACTCTCGTGTAACTTATAATTTCTGAGTGCTTCATCTCCATCAGAGCCTGGTGGGCCATCTGCTCCACAGTTTTCACAGTGAACGTAGAAAGTATCAGACCCGGGTACACCATAGGTGCGACCGCTATCATCAGCAGCACGCTGAGGCATCAAAGTGAGTGACTTTGAATTACAAAATATGCACAGTGAAGTAGGAAGCTCAGATTTGAACACGGCTCATACTTTCACTTCCACCAGCTTCAGATCGCGACCTTGCCACATAACAGCATCACACTGCTCACCATTCATCAGTGTTGCGTGAAGTCTGCGAATAGGTGGTTCAGCAGCTACACTCAGATCATTATCAACTGTGTAGACTTCAACAGCTTGATCTGGTGCGCTACCATTGTTTTTGATTACTACATTGATTGTCATTCTTTATCTCCAGGTGTGTAGCCAAGAAAATCTTCCTCGCTTATTCCCCAAGGTCCATTCGGATCATCGGGATCAAAGTCATCATAGAGGTATATTCTTTCACGAGGTCTTGGCTTATGTGTTACAGCAAACGCTTCAAACTTCTCTTTCTCTGGTGGAGTCAAAGAAAAGTTCATGATATTGTTAGCGAGCAACCATCTGATATAGCTCGGATTCTCGCGAATCACATAGTTAACAGTCATACCTTTGTACTTACCGAACCAGAGTCTGCGCTGCTTAGAAGCAGGGCGCGCCACAGTTAACACATCCACCAGCCATACTCCTCTGTTCATTCTCGCAGCAATCATCTTCTGGGAAAGGATCGATAGCCATCATTTGCTGACCATTCCACAAGGCAGTTGGAGGCATGATTACCTTCCAGCGACCTCTATACTCACCATCATCAGCAAATTGCTCGAAAACATCACCAACTTTGAGTTCTTTAACAACACAAGGTACTTTCTGACCTTTGAATATTTTATTGTAGTTCATCAAAACCTCGGTGGTTCAACATGAACTGGTTGATAATCGTAGATCCATTGTTCAATCTTACGAACGCGCTCATCCATTGTGAGGCTGTTTAATTTAGCGAAGTGTTGAGCTCTTTTGAATTCGCGTGAATTCGTCGTGCAATCATCACACTCAGTAGGATAAACACCTGATGCATGAGTTGCAATCTTGTGTTGAAAACATCGCTGACATAAGATTTCAGTTACGAGTGCCATCTACTTCTCCAAATAAGTGTAAGGTCTTAGTAGTCAGAGTTCTGTTCTATCCGTAAATTCGTCTACGAGTTTCCTCGTCCTCCCCACCTCACGATGGATCACTGGTGCACCAACCCGGACCAATAACCAAGAGATTGCCTGGCCCTGTATGGCTTGCTGGCTATATCACGCTAGTGTTAACGATGGTAGATATTGAAGGTGTCCAGTGCTGATCTCTGGAATAGTGGTTTTCAAAGCAAACGTTTGCACCTGGATCCTCGGCTCACTAAGTTGTTTCCCCATCACTTTGCGCATCAGCCTACGCATCCACCTTCAATATCTACCATCTCCTATACGTCTCTTGCGCCAGCTCTGAACTTCCTCGACTTTCGCCGCTTACGGTCAAAACCTTACACATTAATTATATGTTAAATTCGATGCTCTCTATAGATTTCTGCTAAAGTCATTTCTTTATCAAAAATCTTTTTACTGTCAGGCACAAGTTTTGTAGAAAACGCTGTTGCTTGCGCACCTGTTAACCGATCAAGCTTCAGATGAGCAAAACAACGACCTGGCCTCATTAGAGCTTCATCAATATCACCGATATTCGGAAGATTGGTTGTGAAGATGACCTTACGACCAACGCTCTTGATGATACCATCGCTGATGGTCAAGAAACGATGCATATCCTTATTACCATCAGAGCGAGGCTTCAGAACGTGATCTGCATCTTCAACTATGAAGAGTATCTCTGAACCGGTAATAAAGTGTGCAAAGATTTCATCACCTTCGAAGATCTTTGAATCGCTGACATACAGCGCAACGCGAGGGGTACTCGCATCATCAATTCGATTTACATCTTCTTGCTTCGATACGAAATTACCAGCTTCTTTCAAGATTGCACGTAAGAGGCGCGACTTACCTGTGCCTGGCACACCTTGAAGAATAAGAACAGATTCATCACCATGAAGAAACGCTTTGATGAACTTCTCAATTGAGCCCCACTTTGCGACGATTGATGGATACGCTTCATCGTGAATCTTGTCATCGATGATTTCTTCGATGTAAGACACATCAAGCCCGCGACTTGTTGTGTATGCCCAGCGGATACCAACAGCAACGTTATCCGCAATTACCTTACCATCGAACAAACTATAGAGGCGCTTTTGTTCTTTCTTGAACGCATCTTCATCTTTACACCATATACGAACATAGAACGAGCAATATTTTGTACGCTGTTGAACCTTGATTGCAGCGATAACGTTTGGTATTGCTGTATCAGTGTTTGTGATGAGATACTTGTTCGGCTGAACTGCAATCACCTGACATTTATCGAGAATTTTGAATTTTGCGCAGATATCGTTGATATCACCTACAACTGCAAACCCGTAATCCTTACAAAATCCAGGTACATCTTGTCCAGCATTTTGTGCTTTTTCAAACACTTCAAATACATACTTGTCTTCAAACTCATGAACTTGAAGCTGAATCTCACTGTTCTGCATTTTTTGTCCTCATGTCAACCAATGTGTTTTCAATTTTGTATCGCCATACTTTAAAACCACTCTCGTTCAACTTATCAACGAGAGCGAGCATTCTTGTATTAATATCTGAATAACTAGCACTACGACCTGTGCAGAAGGTATCGTTCTTTGAACGCTCCTCTGTATCTGATTTACGCTTCTTCATCAGAAGATCTGCCACTCTAAACGCATACTGCTTCGCAATCTGTCTGAACTCTTCAAGTCTCTCATCAAACACCGGCTCTACTGTGATATGACACTCAAAGTAGAGATCTGTTTTGTATTGATCTCTGATACTCTGTTCGTGGTCAAATACAACAAGAACACCTGCTTCTTTGAACTGCATCAGCGACTCTTCAAAGTTATTATCTCTGATTACAACTGGATCATCAACGAAAGGAGCAACCACACGTTTGATCTGAGCTTGAATAACCATCGAAGCGCACACTGAACACGACATTAGAGGCCATGTATACAGCGTGCAGTTCGATAAATCACGACGAGCGAAGATGATGGCGTTGCGCTCACAATGAAGAACCATCTTGTGTTTTAACTCACGGTTAGCGTAACGCTCAGGTGTGTCGTCTACTCCACGCGCAAATCCATTGAATCCAATTGATACAGGGTAATTTGTATAAGTTTCAGCGATTACAGCGCCCGTCTGAGTACGAGGATCTTTCGACCAATCGTTAGCAACGAATCGCGCGAGACGTAGATACTTTTTGTCCCAGCTTCTTACTGAGAGTAAACAATCTTTATGACAGCGTGGTCGCCCTGTGTTGACATCTTCTCGACAATCACGATGATGTCTAAAATGCGACATGGAAGAGCAAGTGAGCTGCGTAAATGATTACTGCAGGGATGATCCACCAGAGCGAAAGATTTAAACCAAAGATTAGTAGTAAGGCAATGAAAAGTGTCATGACAGCTCCAAATTATCAAACATTATAAGGTATTCAACCAATTAAATCAAGGGTTACACATGAATCAACGGCTTCGGAGTATGAACAATTGGCATCCCGCGCCCGACTGAGGGTTTCGCAAGCTCAGGGTGTTTCTTCATCCAATCTTGAACGAACCAGAGCTGACCACAACCACCACCAATGTCATCCTGACCAGCGGGGTCGAAGCAGCGAGTACTGAAACCTTCATTCGCGAGTTTGGTCATGAAGTTCTGAGCTAATTCACGCTGCCTGAAGTTTGCTGCAGCGATACTTTCATCACGCTCGCAAATAACGCTGATTGTCGCTTGCCATACTGCTGGGTCAAAAAACACGAGAAGACGCTTGACATCTTCATCACTCGTATTTTTCTCATGCGCACAGTAATTGAAGAATGGCATACGCCCTGTTGCTTCATGCCACAGTTGACCTTCAACACCAATATCAGCGAGGGTGAGTTTACCCTTCAGCGGAATCAGTTTATCGCGTTCAACATCAAGCGATTCGTGAACACTAAACTGCAGACCAACCGTCGGGATGCGCTTACTGATTTCACGGAAGCGTTTGTAATCAGACTTCGGTGCTGATGTGCTTACAAGCAACGCAGCTTTCGGATATCGACGATACAACTCATCGAGCGCGCCTTCAAGCCCATTGAGATTCAAGAGTGGTTCACCCATGCTCATGAACATAATCTGCATACGCTGAACTTGATCAGGGTCGATGTTACGATCTTTGAAGAGATACTCAACTTGCGCAACAATCTCTTCTGATGTTAATGAGCGTACAAAGTTGTCACCTGCCCCACAGAAACGACATCCAACGGGGCAACCACTTTGAGTTGAGCAGCAGATAACTGTGCGTTCTTCGTATGTTGGATATTTGTAGAGAACTGATTCTGCTACAGCATTTCCAAAGTCATACACATATTTACTGACATTTTCGTCAGATGAATCTACACGACGAACTTCCATGTTATTTCTCCTCTGCGTTGGCGCGCTGACGTACTTCATCAAAGTTCCAACGCTTGGTTAGAACACCATTTTCATACACTGTTACCAGCGCATCAGGTTTACCAGGAACAAAAGGTGCAGATGTATATTCACCTGTATATTTGTCCTGGAACAACGTTACACGACCTTTCTTTGAGCGCTTACCAGTATCAGTAACAGGATCTTTGTAAACATCGCGCCACTGATTGTTGACTTCAATGGCAGAGCATTTCATGGCCCATTTATTGGTATCGCGATCCAGTTGCTGGAGCAACGCACCACCTTGGCCGAATGCAACGTTATCAGTACTGTATCCGAGTTCAGTGATTTTCTCCAAGATGTCTTTAATTGACTCTTCTGTAATACCATCACCTTGAATCACACGCATGTTGTTCAATACTTTGTATCCTTTCGAATTCACTGTGTGACCATAAGCGTTATTGAGCATCACTAGACAATCAGCGACTACTTCAGAAGGAACTCCTGAGTCAGGGCGAATAATAACCACGGCGCCCGAATCAATAACCTCTTGCTTCAATGTGCGCCCCCAGTGATTCTCAACTGCTTGATAAATATTGTAGGAATCTGATACAACAGCCACCGGCGCACCCGGCTTCGCGAATTGCTTTAGCATATTGCGATACGCTTCAACTTCGTTTTCACGGCCCCAACTTGTGATTGTACTGTGCTCTGCTGCAGGAATACTGAATGATGGCTTCACTGCGTTGTAGTATTTCATTGCAAACAATGCACCGGTTACCGTATCAGAGCCCATTGATCCAGCGGCCAAGAACGCCATATCACCAATACCAGCAGACTCAAACGAGCTTACACCGCGCGCACCAAAATCGTGATGCTTGAAATTCAGGCCATTTACATCACCAGTCTTTTCAAGATAACTACGAATCACATTGCGAATCGACCATGCATTTGTCGCGACAGTTGAGCCATACCACGCAGCACGTAAGATACCAGTTTCGAGCCATGTGGTCGCCCAAGGAAATTCGGGATCTGTGTTCTCAATTGTTACGAGAACGTTGTTTGTAGGAACAACGGAACCTTCAGGAACAGCGCGAATACGCACTGGGAAGAAACCTCTGTGCTTAGCAAGCATATTAATCCACGCTTGCTTGTTAAATGGTTCCCCGTGATCAGCCCAGAACTTCGCAGCTTCATCGATATCTCGACGAGTAAATGGTGTCATCAGATACTCCATCAAGTAATACTGAAGACCAAAGAAGACCGTCTTCGGGTACTTACCACCACGCGATTCAACGTATGAAAATACACGCTGAGTTCCGGGTGGGTACTGACAGTGCATTGATGCTTTGTAACTATCTGTGTTTAACGCAATATTCTTCAAATTCATGTAAATCTCCTTTACAATTTAAACACTCAACGTCTATCGTTAAGTGATACTAACAGAAAATAACCACTGATTAAATGTCATCCAAACAGCTGCGGTCACTACTAAAAGAATGTATGTAGTTTTGATTGACATCATACACTCCCAAGCAAATAGGTGATGATGTCGAGATGGTCTTCAAACATCTTTTGTGAATTGATTGAACCGATTGGAATCCACGCAGCTTTTACTGCGTCTTCAGCACCTTGAACCTTTGGCAATTCACCAGCCGGTAACTGGATCAAGAATGCATGAGTTATTGTTCGACCACGCAAAGAGCGCTTTGGATGATCAAATACGTGGCGGTAGACAATACTACCTTTCAAAACAGGACCAGGAACTTTGAGTCTCGTCTCTTCACGCAATTCACGAATCATACCATCTTCAATTCGTTCATTTTGATTGAGGAAACCACCAGGAAGTGCCCATTGACCTTCACCAGGCGCCGCTTTGCGTTTTACGAGCAGCACATGGCCTGATTGAACAACGACCGCATCAGTTGTCACGAAGATAGGTGGGTATGGAGCGGCTTCCCACGACTTCTTGTAATCTCTGATCACATTTGCTTCGCGCATGAGTACTTGATATTCATCTGTTTTCTTGAAGCGAGCAAGTGAGGCGCTCGTTGAATTCGGAAGCGCACCAGAGTAGAGCATCTCGCTCACTTCACTGAAATACATCTCACGAATATCAGATGCGTTGACGTTGTTACTCATCTGATGGTCAACGCGGAACCACTGAGGAAAAAGATCGAGATAGAACGATGAATCATCTTTCGCATGCCCGATGATTTCAACCGTATCCCCCTCTCTTGTGTTATCAACAACAATACGCTGCACACGAGCAGCCCACTTCTGGTTGTTGTAAATTGAATCAGTCAACGGAAACACGAAGAGTTTCGTTGGATTTAGATGCTCGTTTGGATAGTTCGCCAAGATCATATTTCGACGCTCGGCGTAGGTCCACGGATTCTTGATTGTGCGGGGCTGAAACGAGCTGCCGATGAGCAGAATTACCTTGTCTGCTGAAGACAGAGCGTAATCAACAAGACGTTTGTGTTCCGAGTGAAACGGTTGGAATCGACCGATAAATACTTTAACGCGCATAGGAAATCCTCCTAGTTATTGGAAAGCTGTCTATCAGCAATCCTTGATTCAAAATCTTCTTCTGACTCAGCATACTCAACGTGGCCACATTCTGGACACTTCACATCACCGTAGCCCATACTATCCCACATTCTATCGATAGTGGCTTCACATTTAGGACAAATCATACAATATTATATGGTACCTATCACATAAAACCAAGCATTCTCTCAACTGGCTTTCGCGCTCGACGAATGATATCATCTGAGAGATAATCGATACGATCACCAATACCACCCATCGCTTTGATTGATGCCTCGAATGTATTCTTCTTCATGAACGGACACGCGTTGCAGTGACATCCATTGTAAATTGGTGCCTGACGAATATCGAGGTCAGGGCGAGCTTCTCGCATATTGTGAAGTAGGCCTTCTTCCGTTGCAACATAGATGATTGCATCATCGCGAGTGTTCTTGACCCAATTCAGCATCTTCATAGTTGAGCCAACAACATTGCTCACTTTGAGAATTGAAAGAGGTGACTCTGGATGAGAGATAAGAACCTTACGCTTACCTGGATCCTTCATGTAAGCGACCATCAACTCATCGAGATTGAACTGATCGTGCACATCACACACCGCGGACCAGAGTGGCATGTTCCAACCATAGGTGTAGTTAAGATACGCTCCCATGTTGCGATCTGGTGAGAAGATTACCTTCTTACCCTGCTTGTAGATGTGTTTGATGACATCATCTACATTACGAGAGGTAACGATCCAATCACTCAGCGCTTTGTGCTCTGCTGAAGAGTTGATGTAGGCTACGTGTTCATGGTCGTGATACTGCTCACGCCATTTACGCAGTTCTTCAATGTCGGTCTGTTCGACCAACGAGCAAGATGCGGATAGAGTGGGAATGATTACTTCGGCGGCAGGATTCAGAATCTTAGCTGTTTCAGCCATGAATCGAACACCGAGAAACACTATTCGATCTGCTTTGGCGGCGCGCGCAGCGAGTGAGAGATCGAGTGAGTCGCCAACGTGATCGGCGAGCTTCTGTACCTCAGGAGAGGTATAGTAGTGAGCAAGTACAATTTGACGCATAGGAAAATCCTTCCTAGAATATAGCAGGACCGTCTATCGGTTCCTTGATGTATTTATAATATGTTATTCTGGCAATTAAATCAAGTACTTCTTTGATCTTGGTTTGTATATCAACTCATACCACCATAGTTCTTGAGGGCAGATTGATTTAAAAGCTTCATTGAAATTTTTACCGTGACCATCATCTCTTACTGATGCGAGGTGCGCAAGTTCGTGCGCCAAGTAATATGTGGCAAACCTATCACCACCGTGAACATATGCCTTACCACAGAAATGAATTCTGGTTTCATACACCCAGGCTGGTATTCTTACACTTCTATACTTTCTACTTGAGTTACCCGCCTTACAGTGAGATACTACAATCACTGTATCTTCAAGAAAATCAATACCGTTATGAAGCAGTGGTAGTGAATTGAGTAGTAAACGTCTTGTGAGCTCTAGATCAACATTACGTATATACTTCATCTCAATCTTTAGAAATTGCAACGAGTGAGTTTATCAAATTCCATTATTCATAATACCAGAGAATATCACCTGGTTTACCCATATATACACAGCGTGACATACGGAAATTACGCTCACCAGTTGTCTCGAGAAGTGTTAAATTCTTGCAATCACCGTCTTCTCGAACATCAAGGATACGAACCTGATATGACTTCTCTGAAGCAACCACTACTTGCTCAGCAGGCGCTTCTACTTTCTTCTGTGGTCTCTCCCCGCAAGCTGGTATCAGGAGTAATACCACAAGCAACACTACTTTCTGAATCTTCATAAGGAACCCACCTTCCTTCTTCACGTTTTTCAATTCTAACATTATGTCGAATTTCATATGCTACTTGCTCTTCAATCTTCTTTGTTTCACCTGTAAGACGACCAACTTCAGAAGCATGCCACTTCTTAAACTCTTTCGTAAGGGCCATGCGTTCAAACGCAAGCTGCTTATTACTCAGTTGGGAGCGGGTATCTTCGGCGTACCCATGAGCACCTGATGCACGATGAGAGCAGTGCACGGCACTTGATGTCTTATTTTTCTTCTGGCCGCCCGCACCTGTTCCACGAGTGTATGACCAGTCGCAGTCTTTAGCAGTGACAGAAAAAAGTATCTTAGAGTCCATTGGTCTTCTTAAAGTATTCAACGGCACGATCGCGTTCTTGACTCAGCCGTGCAACAAAATATTTGGATAAACACTCAAAGAAGATTTTAGCTGATTCATCAGCCTCACCTTCAAATGTCATCACCGGTCCTTCGAAGTTTAACTCACCAACCTTCTTATTGGTTACTGTGTTGTACAGAACAATATTGTGTATTGGTATCGGTGCTGCTATTGTACAATAGATAGTATTGGCTGTGATTGTTTCTTCTTGACCCATTCTGTTACTCTTTCAGGTGAACCATAGCATTCAGCTGGTGCCTCATTATAGAGGTAAGCCATATACGCTGGTAGATTATCAATATTCGTATCATCAGCTCTCGATACTGCTTCTTTCAGATCATTTTCAAGAACTGCTGTTAAGAAGCTTCCAGGTAATACACCACGATCGATATAAAGCTCGAGGCCATTCATCATGTAATCAGGAATGTAATACTTTCTGTAGCGATACATTTTAGTCCTTCTTCACGAAGACCAGATTCGGGAACAACGCATTGAGATGCATGATGTCAATCTTACTATCGTTTACTGCTTGGCGAAGATCACGACCGAGTTTCGCATCAGCTGCATCACGAGCTGCTTGATGATTGCCAAGCTCAAACAACTCCCAGGTGCGAGGAAACTGCTCTTTGATGAGGCTACCAACAGCATTCGCATACTGGCGAATTTCCCACTGCGCGTTGTGATCCATACGTAGAGTCAAGAATGCGAGCCAATTGCGAAGATTCGCAGAGACTCGCATTCGTGAATATCGAGCAACAGGAACCGGAAGACGAGCGATTTCTTTCGGAATACCTCTGGCAAGACCTCTATCGTATACCGCTTGAGCCCATTTGTAGGAATTATCAAGCTCACTCAACCACTGTTCAATCTCTGCTCTCGTTGGTTGTTTACCAGTTCCAGTAGCTTGACGATTCTTTTCATCGATTTGTACGATGCAACGTTCAACCGTTGGCGTGTAGTTTTCATCAGGAAGAGGAATGTAACGAGCACTCATCTCATTGTAACTCTGTGTGCGGTGCCGATGCCATTCGCGGAATACGAAGATAGGCGCCTTCACTTCAAGCACCATTCCTTCCATCTCGAAAGGTGTCATGTGTTTGTGGTTGTAGAGATACTTCAGAAGACCAGTGTCACTCTCCCAACCCTGAAAACCTTTGTTGGTCGACATACGCGCTGATTCAATAATACGCTCATCTGAACCCCAATGCTCAATGTATTCAACATACCCATTATCTAAAACTTTTGGACCATCACCTTCGTGCAGCATATCTCAATCTCCAAATCTCTTGTCTCGTAGGACCTAATGTATCATAACAAACTGGATGAGTCCAGTATGCTGTGTGTAGTGCGACCCAAACGTTAATATCAGGGTGTTCCACGGGGTCGAGGTGTTTCAGGTGGTATCTGGCTCTTCAAAAGCTGAATCTGTCTGTTGATATACCAGATAGCTTTCTCGTAATCTTTGATCGCGTCAGCTTTATGCTCACCACGACCCAGATATTTAACCGCGTTTCCGATGTTGAAGCCAAGTTTCCAATCTTCGATAACGTCGATTACTTCGAACTTACCTTGATTGTAGTGACTCGGATGATCTATACCCTTTGGGTCAATCAGTTTGCCGCCAGGACTTATCGCCATTATTTCACCTTCGGACAATCAGTTGTGATACGACACTCAACGAAGAATCCTTTCCATCCACATGCATCGATTGTTGCGTATACATACAATCCACCCAATATGAAAGGTGATAAGCAGAGTGCGAGTATCGCGATGCTTTCTGTAATACGTGATCCTTGTTTCGCGGCCATATTATATTTCCTATCTACAGTATTGATTATATAGTAAAAGTTATTTCTCACCAAGAATCATTTGGTGTCACACCCTGAGAATTTGAACCTATCTCACGGTAGTAGTCGTAGTAACTTGGAAATGAGCCGTAGCGAACACTGTTGTTATTGCGGCAGTTACGACGCCTCTCAATCCAGCCGAGCCAGATACAGACCTCTTTACCATTCTCTGAACCTACATTTGTAGGCCACCATGCGAAATAACGTTGCCATTTCGCAGCATTTGTGATGATTACTTGGTATCTCTCATAACGAGCTTCGAGAGTTTCACCACAATGGAATTTCATCGGTACATCACCTTCTCAATCGCTGCTTTCGCATCTCTGATAAAATCTACAGCAGCAAGGAAAATAGCACCGGGAATGACTGTCAACGCAATATTAACAAAGAATACAAACATACCTTTGAGTGAACCATCTTCAATCTTGGCCCACCAAGTTATATCGAAAAACGCGTAGAGCACAATCAGGAGACACATCAGCAGAAACCAACCACCACTGATCATCATCGCAAACTGTGCAAACACTTTCACGCGATCGTATTCTTCCTTCGCTTGTTGCTGTCTCGGTGTCAATTCTGTAGTCATTCTGGTCTCACTTTCTGCTTTTTGCGTTCAGGAATAAATCGATAGTTGTACTCATCTTCATGAATCTTGACATTCTCTTTCCAGTCATTATCAATCCAAGAGATGATTGATTTATTCATCTCTTGGATCTTTTCAACTGGATGGCCATTCAACTCAAATTTACGACGTTCTTTGAGGTAAAACTCTGGTTGATCTTGAAACGGGTAATCCGAACCAATGATCCATCTCTTACAATCTTTCAACGAATACGCTTTGAATGGCGTGAAGATTGAGCTTTCAGCCATCAAATTGTGCAAATCGTTTGTGTAGAGGATTGTTGACATAATCACTGCACGGCTATGAGCGTGTCTTAGAGGAGGTCCAAACGGACTCCCATGACTCGGGTCTGTGTATGCTGCGGGCCGATTTGAAAGCATCGCTTGGCCATAATCACCACAGTGATTTGCGATAAATTTCAAATGACCAAACTTCTGCGCATACATCGCAATCATCTGAGACACTGGAGGAGAACTGAATGTTGGTTCACCTTGCATATGGAATGAACACATCGCATTCTCAGGTAATTTCTTCAGAATATTTCCGATGAAACGAGAATCAGCATAGTTTAATCCACTATCAACAACACCGTCGCGAACCCACCAACCACGGTGAGATGCAAGTTTAATGCCGTGACACAGACCGCCATACTTGAACGATCGAGTGATGTCATTCACATCATACGTGAAGTTCTTGACATCAGTTGGTTCTTCTTTGAAGCGACCCATTACCACTTGCAGGCCGATATGACGAATGTGAGGTGTGAGTCGAGCTACTTCCTCGAGCATCATGTAATCATCGCGAGGATACAAGCAGATATGAGCATCAATCTTGTTTGTCAAGAGATGTTCAACCATGCCCTCAACAGGACCTTCGTGAATGCGACCTGAGGATTTGCTTGTAGGGAAAATACCTAGATTTGTGTGACCGTCAAAGTTCATGTGTTACCTTATTCAAACGCTGGCAGAATGATATCGCTGGAACCATCAGAATTCGATTGCTACGATGGCCTGTTCCCATGAATGCATACCAGCGACCATCGAGCCGACCAATTCGTGGTTTGTGTTGTCTTTTCATTACTTAGCTGAAAGTGAAGTTTGCTTCGTAGCTTTCGTTGTAACCAGGTTTGTCGTAATACACCTCCCAACCAGCTTCACGATACATTGGCTCGAAGTTCAACCAACCACGCTCGGATATGTCATTACGAGATACAGAAGAATCGCGTTTCATCAACGCTTCAACAATATCTTTTTGAAGTATGCGCGATGTAGGACCATTCATATTCGCTGCGATAAGTCTATTGATTGTATCAATGACCCACTCAGGAATCTGAGATTGCTGTTGCTTGCCTACATCTTTGGGTGAGATTGGAGTAATCATTTATTCACCTCTGAATAAAACCAGATCAAGATAACAAGAACCCACAACCAGATGAAGCAGCGATCAATACTCTCGCGCTCAGGTGATATTGGATCTCGATTCCAGGCGCTCATGCTGGTAATCCTTCGCTGAATCCCTTGAGCCAGATCTCAACTTCTGAGACGGTCAAGTTTTCGATGAGTGAGCGGCGACCTTCTATGACATTGTCTTCAACCAACACAATGTTATAGGTTGCGCGTGATGGCTTCCTGATGACGTTTGATCGCTGTATCTCAAGCCTTTCACCGTT